GATGGAACAGAAACAACATTCGATTACCAGAAGACTATGAATCGGATGGTATCTTTGGTTGTGGTAGTTACGTTTATATTTCAACAACAAGCAATTTCTCATTTGTATATAACATTGATAACGATACGCTTGTTCGTATCGATAAAATCGGATATACGAAATGGCATACACCTGTTGCGAACGAAATTTCGTACAAATCGAGTGTTCAATATACGGAAGGAGATTCATCTGTTCCGTTGTATTCAAAACATGGAATTATGTTGGTTCGTTTCCATGTCACAAATGGCGTGCGATACATAAATTTGGATGAAGACTATACAAATGTAATCACTATAGAAACTGGTAGTGCTTATACTCTCGAATTTAACGCAGCTCAACTGATGACGTTCAAAAATGATGCTACACACGAAGAACAACTTTTGTATGTCTCACCAAACAATATGTACTGTGGACGTTCATACGGCGAAAGATTGGTCCGTGTATGTAATACGGGTGCTAGTAACTGGGACATGGATCCCCGCCTCAGGGTGTTCGATTTTGGTTATGTATTGGATAATGGCTGGACAGATATCCCATATTATAGATCATATAATGCTATCACTGGATATACAGATAGAGATTCAGGCGGATTCCTTCCTGGACAATATCGAAGAGGAATTATGATGTATGATTCCACAAACAATAAAATCGTATGGAATCCAATCGAATGTTTTGTTCCACATTACGTGACTGGAACAACACACTCCATCACAGCGTATCATAATCCAAAACAAATCAAAGCTGGTGCATTTGAAATCAAACTGACAAATGATCCGACTGTATATGATTTACCAACATAAAGAATATTGGAGGGGGCTTAGCCCCCTCCATATATTTTCTTTATGAATGTGGATGAACCGGTGGAATTGCGTCAACATCATTTGAGAAATAGAATTTGAACTGTTTGTCTGTGATATACTTCGGGTTATTATATGAGGTAATTGTGTGTGTTGTACCGACTACTTTGTGAGGCAACCAACATTCCAATGGAGACCACGTTGCCGTTCCATCATTACTGACAGCAATGATTCCATCTCGGAACATTGTTGCTCCACCTCTAACCCTTGGAGCATGTCCAGTCTGTTCAGACAATCTGTTTTGTGTATGCCCATTCAATATATAACCCATGTCGACAACATACGTTGATCCGAATCCATATGTATTGTTTTCAAAATCATTTTGATAAAATCCATCGACATTTCGCAACCATATCAAATGTTTATGATCTGATGTTTCACATATAGTATCTTTGAATGTGACTTGGCGATAGTTGACTTTTGATTCTGGATTATCTTCGTTCTTAATGACGTCTGTTAGCTGTTTCAGAGTCCAGGGATCATCCGATGTAAGTATTATGGTATTCCAGTATTCCGGGTACCTACTCAAATATATTTTGGATGCAATTAAACAATCATCTCCTGTTACAGAACAACAATTCTCCATAACGTCATCACTATAATACGCATAATTTGCCATTTTAGCATCATAATCACTTGGACTCAATCCCTGATGTGGATTAAATACATTACCATCAAAACCGTCCATGAGATACAATTGTCCACTTGTGATATCACATCCATATGTCATATTCGTACCGCCTGTATCGGTGACGGGGATATACAAATAATTTGAAAATCCGCTTAGTAATCCACGTGTCGTATATCCATCTGGGATTCTGACTGAGCGATACACTGATTCGGAATCCATGTCATAAATATGAACCAAATGACTATCAGTTTTATCGAAATAAACAAGATACTTTGTTTGACCAAGAGCACGACCACGAGATGCATTAGGGACATCGACAATCTTCGGAACTCTGACACCGTTCTCAGTAACAAACTTCAGAATATGCGCACCAGAACCGTATGCAAAATCATCCGCCACAAGATATCCGGCATTGCTCCATGTTATGATAACTCTATTGATATCAGTGGAACTATCCGCTGAAGTAAATGTAAATGCCATTTCATATACATTTCCCGTAGGATTTGCCAGATAATTTTGCATATCAGCATAGTTATCAGCAACACGGAAAATCTTCATACGTTGATATTGCCATCTGGTGGAGTTTCCTGTCGTATTGTATTTGTTGTACACGGTATGGAAGAAGATAATGAAGTCATCTGTCGCAAAACGCAAACCGGAATTTGTGAAGAATGTTGTACTGCTTTGACTTGTATTATTTGTCGCAATGTCAACCAATTTGATTGAACCTTGTGATGTCATATTCTGGTCATAGTATACAAGATTATCGAGATACATGACCCAATTGTTTGCATCGCTGGACAATATCTTTTCACCATATGAATACTGATTAAATCCAGTAGCACTCAAAGTTTGACCGGTTGTCAATGTTTTCACAGAAGCTGTTGGTGTATAAGCATGAACATTTTGGTCACGTATGATCTGTAATAATGAAAGATTATCATTGAAATCAATGATGTATTTTTTCGATGCTTGTGCTTGCGGAATATTTGAAGGATCTTCAACTTTCACCCAAGTTGTGATATCCCAGTATTTATCCGTTGTATACAGATTCAAAGCCGTTTTGATTCCTTTGATTGCTTTCATGGGAATACTTGTTTTTGTATTCACAAATACACGAACATATCGGTTGATATTATTTGAATCCGTGATATACAATCTTCCGGATCTAATGGCTGATTGCCCATAATATACAGATGATGAATTGTTGACGACAGTGTCTGCAATATCCCAATCATCTGTCAAGCGATTGTACATATGGCTGCTTGTTATAGTAAAATCAACAACAGGAAATTCACCATAATGTGTAAATACATTACTATTATATCCAGCGGTGACAAGTTCCGCTTGCCAGCCACCAGATGGATGTATATTTATAAATGAATAATGCGGATGTCCAAATGTTTTTGCCAACGTGTGGGATTTATAATCATCGGTATAAATCGTCGTACTTTCAAGTGTTTCTTCAGTAGATAATTTGTTATCAGAATCAAGTATAAACACATCGTGTGTTTGACATTCCACCCAGGTTGAAGCGCCATATCCACCGGTGTCCATGGAGTCGTATTGAGCATATAGGACGTTTTCGAAATAATCATATTTGTTTGTCATCAAGAATGGTGAATTCGTTGTTACTCCTCTGCGAATAGAACCACCTGCTGCAGTCTCGCTTGCTGTTGTACAGCCATACCCGAACTGCCTGTTTCCTATGGGACGTAAAACATGTCCTTTATGTGTTGCAGGTGCGCCCCAACCACCACCACCAACTACAGATGCTCCTGCAACATTTCCACAAAATGTGAATGATGCACCAGCACGTGAATGCAACCCTGCTGCCAGACGCCACGGACTCATCACAAGATGGATATTTGAATCCCATAAGTCATTGACCAGTGTCTCTTTGTAGCTTCCTGCCCAATAAATACGAATAATCAGCTTTTCATTTAAATGTTTGATGATATAACTCGTATGAGCTTCCTCATCATAGATCAATGCGTGTGAAGACAAATCTACAGACGCTGGTGAAGCACTAGAACTTGCGGAAGACATTGATACAATACCCATTTCCGTGATTGTGCTGTCCTCTGTTATACCGGATATGTTATAATCATAGGTCAATGTGTGTAACAGTATACTCTGATATATCAATCCATTTGAATATTGTAAAGGGTACAAACCATCCTTGAAATTCCACCATGATGATGTATAACGTGTTTCATTTGCAGGATAATAATTGGGTGCAAAATATTCATTCAACCGACGATCGTTGAATTGCGGTGCCGAGGGATCGCCCATTCCAAGAACAAGTGCCGAATAATTTGTATCAAACTCAGAGCTAAAATCACGAGTATCGGTACCAGTCATCAAATTTAAACCCAAATTTGTCAATATATTGACACCGAATTTTTCGTCTGTGATTTCTCCATCTCGATTCACTGTGATGCAATGATAAATATTATGTGCTCCTGCGGGAGCACATTCTTCAGGATGTTTTTTCATATATGAATCGAAAAATCGTTTGACACTTTCTGGCATGCCTTCTATTGTTTTAAATTCCATTCACAATACCTCCTTTGTTAGTTATTATCCGTGATGACGGCTTGTGATGAAGTAAACTGCTGCAATGTGATAATCGGTTCTATGTCGTTTGACAAAATAGGAGAAGCATCATCTATCGTTGACAATGTTGTCTCTGTATCAACAAGCATCATTGCAGAATCAGTAAATGAATAGTTGGTTGTTATATAAGATAGAATATTAGGCGGAATACTTTCAATATCCGTTAACACCATTGCAGAATCCGGTTGTAATTTTTTATTCGATGTCGTATAATTTGTCACAACTGGATCGGTTCTATCTATATCAACCAATGACATCGCGGAATCAGGTCTCAGACTCGTGGAATATTGAGAGTAATCATGGATCTCACACGGTGTTGAGATCCATGATTGCAATGTAATAACATGATCAATATACCACGGAGCCAGATGTGTTCCGGAAACATATAATCCACGAACAGGTGTAATTTGATAGCCCGTCTGTGGACATGTTGTCTTATAGAATTCCAGGCTCTTACGTAATTTTGATTGCATGTTATACACCTACCTCAAGTCTTCCTGCGATCTTTCCGGGAGGTTTACCCTGCCAAGTAGAACGGTTCGTCAGAGCTAACGTCCAACTTTTTCCAGTAATTCTCTTTGGCCAGTTATATGTTGATACGCAATTCGTTGTTCCTGTTAATTGATGAGGAACCAGATTCTTACAGTGGAATGTTGTAAGACTTCGAATCAAATGAGATCCATATGGAATCCAATGAATCTTGACTGTATCCTTCACATTCCAGTGAGCATTTGTTGAAACACCCTCGTACAGACATTGACCAAAATCGAATGCAACATGTTCCAACCAGCTCGAACCGGATGTTGCACAATACGATTGTTGAATCAGAGCTAGTGTGTTACTATTGATTTGCCACAGTTTCAAGCTCATCGTATACTTAGTAATGTTACTGCCTGTGATCGTATCCATATACAAACCACCGGATGCATTGTTCATTTGAATCAATGTTGTTGGGTTGACAGATGTAACAGCAAATGTTGTCGTTGTTCCATAATTTGCATGCAGATATGAATAAACTATCATGCAGTCAGCTGTTGATGTAGATCGAACGCGCCAACGATAAGTCTTTTCAAGATCTGTTGCAACGGTTCCGCTACACTGTGTGAATGTTTGGGCTGTGATGTCATATACCCACGCCTTGTTATAACTCAGCAGATACACGTAATTACCGTATCCACACAACATATATCTGTTAGAACTGTCAATTGCACCTGACGGAATATTCGCAGTTCTGTAAGCAGTACCTGTTTTGAAATTGGTAATTGTCAATACAACATTACTTGATTGCGTTTGAATATCCGCATAGTAATCCGTATTTTCAATACATGCAATATCGAGATACTGTGTTGTATCAGTTGTATGTGTACATGTAGAATTATCAATGACAAAGATTTCGGTGATGCCATTGGTTTGTGCATCAGAGAATATGATACAACCAGTATGAGTTTCGGATATATGCGCACGATCGATTCTTGCCATTGTTGATGTAATGATTGTCTCGGCGATTGGATTCGCGGTCATATCGTATTCATAAATTTTGTTGTCATTCTCATTGAATGACAATACGAAACGATTATAACCGAAAGACTGAACCGTTTCGTCATTACCACCGGCTGCCATTGTAGTTGTAGACAGTCTTCCTGTATATACATCATACAGACGATTTCCGATTGTAAACCATTTTCCATCAAAATCAGCATTCGAGTATCCTCTTCCAGTTTTAATCAAACTGGGTTCGAAATTGAATGTTTCTGATGTTTGATTTGTATCGACATATTTGAATGTCGGGTTTGCACGAACTGGATCAATGTCGATTGTGTTGGAATTCGTGATCCAATACTTGCAATGTTGATATTCTGCCGGGATATTCTTAATATCGGAAATGGGATGCCATGCGTCAAAGTTCCAATATTCATCCGTCGCATACACCGTCAACAATTCACCACGTAATGCAACAATCGCATCATCTGTTTGCATATTCCGATACAGATACAATGGCATCAGTGTTTCAATGTTCATATAATAAATCGGCGTTGCACAGACATGACCCATGCCAGTTTCTGTATAACGTTTATTTGGTGTTTGAACATATGAACCAACAGCATCGACACAAGTATATTCACCGGTTCTGAAGTTATACGTTTTCGATGCTGTAACAGATGCTTGTGAGAACGGAATATAATTCGTTGCACCGAAATTGAATGAGAATGAATCCGGTTGATAAATGTATGTTGGATTTGGTTTTGTGACCAATTCAAATGAAATCGGTGTCGGGTTATCAACCCATTCCATCATATTCATTCCAGGATTATCGGACATGAATCCGTCAATATAACCTTGCGAAGCATCTGTTCCAGCAGTCAATGTGAAGTCCGCCATATTGGAAATCAATGTCATGACGCCATCATGCACCGTAACCGAGTGTGCGGTTTTGTCTCTGGATGTGACGCTGTTGTATCGTTTGAAAGTGCAAAGGTTATTTTCAGCCATTGCAACATTGACTCCACTAATGGTTTTTCTATTGAAGAATCTTTCCATCGTGGTGATGCAAACATATTTTCCGGCATCCCACAAATCATTGATGAATTTATCCGTATAAGACATACAGAAGAAAACATCGATGAATAATTGTTTATGTTCATCCTTGGTGATCTGCGCTCGATTTCCTTGATCATCATATACCCATGAATGTGTCCACAGCTGTGTTGTAGAAGTACCGATACCATATTCAGAAATGATTGCACGAGAACCAAACTCAGCAACATTATAATCATATGATACCTGCATGAATCGACAAATACATGTCACCAAACCAGGAGAGTCTCCTTGTGGTTCCAGGAAATATAATGGATAATCATATTTCGCAGTCGTATTGTCTTTCGTAGCAGCAGTCTGTAATGCGGACAACAAACTGCTGGATGAATAATCGAAATTCTGTCCAGAACCTTGTCCGACATAGAAGTTATTACTGGAAAATTCTGATGTTGATGCTGTGAAGTATTGGGTCAAACCATAATCTGTCAGTAAGTTCATACCATATTTTTCATCAACAACATTTCCTTCTTCATCTACAAGACGAGCAACATAGATGTTCGAAAATCCTCTGTGTATGGGATGCTTCTTATTATAATTTTTTGCAAATGATACAGCGCGTTGATATACCGCCCGATCTTCTGTAAGAATTTTCGACATGATATCACTCCTTTCTTTGGATTATTTGAAATCACAACCTCGCATGAATTTGTATTCACTCTTTCGTACGGTTGTACTTTTGATACCAGTATTTTCGGTCGGGGTCAATTCGTGATCAATGTAACCATCATGCATGCTCATGTATGTACCAGAGAATGTGATGAACCGAGGATCATATTCGAAATCCGATTCATATGTTTCATTGAATTGAATTGTATCCATCTGATATCTTTGACCGAAGTTATATTTTGCATAACCGGAATAATTGAAGATACCGAGTGTTTGTTGTTGTAAGAACACATATCCATCAACAGCGAGAGGTTTTCCATTTATTTGCCATGGTAGATAAATATTCCAGTGAGATTGTTCACGAATGTTGAAGATATACAATGTTCGGTTTAATGACCTGCTACTGAAACCAAATAAACCTCCATTCGCATAACACAATGCATATGGTTCTTTCCATGGTGCACTCTTTTCACTCGTAACAATCTCACCAGTCAATTCATCATAGATATGAAGGAAGTCTGAACTGGCGATATAGAATTTTCCTTTGTGATAACATGTTACAGCACCATCACCAGTTTTATCGACTCTCACTGTTTCGAATGTGTATTTATTTTGTTCCTGGCTTTCAAGATCACAGATTGCAAGCTTCGGAGGTGTGTCACCGAATGACAATAGAATCTTTCTTTTGCCAACCGCAAAATCTTGCCATGGAGCAACGGTTTCATCATTCGGTAATGGAATCAACGTGTATTTACGTTCTTCAATATCGAACAACAGTACACCCTTTTCACATACCAATACGATTGTTTTATCATCATACCATGCAAGTTTACCACCCGCATGGACAGGAGTTGATGTATCGTATTGGTATGTCTTAATGTGTTCCATTGTCACTAGCAGAAATACCTTGATACGAACAGTTCCTGTATTGATACAGACATACATGTATGTGTCATCAAGCAAGACGCCACCAATGTTTTCACTGGACTTTGAACTGATTCGGGACTTCGCCAATGAATAAGCTTTCTCTACATCACCTGTGAACATATTCAATCGATAAACATCATATACTCGATTCTGTTCTGATAATGATGAATTCGCCATAAATATATACAACAAACGATTTCGTTCAGCAATAATCGTTGACGTGGGGGAATATCCGGTAGGCACAAAGTTCTTATAGTATATCGGAAATAATCCGGTACCACTTCGAACGTATAACAAGTTCTTACTCATTTATTTCACCCCATTATTCTGAATATGTGATATAGAACAGATGTGGTTGATATTCTGCATCACGAACGAGTTTATCAAGTTCCACACGTGTTGTGATAATTGGTTGACCTGATTCTGATGAACGTTTGTATTTTACAACGACTTCGTACAATTCGGGATCACAATCCAAATCAACATTCACATATTTGATTTTCGTATCAGTTTGTAAATGATGAGTTACGATCTGTTTGTTCGGTGTAACATACAAACTTAACGTCGAAACCATGTCAGAAGGATCATAAACCAGGACTTCATATTCATCATCAAGACCATTGTCATTGGTGATTTCAACGGAACCCCAGTCACGGAATTCAGCAGGAGTCAACTCTTGGTTTGGTGTCAATCTCCAAGTATCCGTATATGAATCATAATATTTGATTCCATACTTATCGCGACAGAGTAATGACAAGATTCTTGTCTCAAGAACTGTTATCCGAATACCCGTGTGATATCTTGGTAGATTATTTCCACCTTGAGTCAGTGTCGTGTTTTCCAGATAATACTTTTCTTTCAATAAGAATCCTTCTGGTTTGTAGGAGCTTTCTGTGAAGACATATCCAGAACCACCAGCACCGCCTTTGAAGCCGGAAGTATAATTTCCGTTTGGATATGTTCCGGAACCTCCGAACCATCCGCCACCACCGGCTCCGCCAAATTTTCCAGTGGATCCTGTGATTTCTGAGGCATATCCACCATATCCAAAATATCCATTGATATCTGGATAATCATCACTCTGTGGAGCTGTGTTCTGTGTACCAGCACCTGCATTTGTTCCTCGACTTCCACCAGGAGTAGCACCAGTGGTACCACCACCAGCTCCACCAGTGGAGCCTTCAGTTCCTACAGATGCGGCCGATTCTCCACCGGCACCACCAGCAACAATGACACGTGTCATGACAGAATATTCTTTGATACGAACATCTGTTGCACCGCCACCGGAATGACCTTTGAGTGTGGTATACTTCCAGTTGGATTGCATTCCACCACCATTGAAACCAAAATGTGGTCTAAATTCTGACATGAAGTATTCCGGTTTACCATGTTCTGTCTCATCATCGGTGGTTGGTGTTAACGAATCAAATAGACCATCACCACCAACGGAAAGGAACAACTCTGTTGGTTCTGTCAAATTCAATGTGCCTTTTGCATATCCGCCACGTTTAGATTTATTCAAATCACCACCGACACCACCATCACCGCCATAACACTCAATCATGTATTTTCCTGCAGGGAACATAGCTGATTCAGGTTTTCCCGTTGGTGGTTGGAATAGCACATCGTTTTCATTCACAACCGAAGTCTTTGTATAGATGATGATTTCAGGATCAATCGCTGTTCCGGATGTTAGGAGTGTATTGGTTAATTTGAATGATTCATCCGGAGAATATTCGCCATACGGAACAGAAGGACTCCGACCTCCATAAACAAATCCATCTCCACCACCGCCATTTGCGGAAGTCCATATGTCGTCTGAATCTGAATAATTTATGGCATTACCACCATACCAACCGCCTCCGCCACCACCAGCACCATGCATGCTGAAAGTGTTTCCTGTGGTTTTTGGAACTGCGTCACTGCCATTTCCAAACATATATCCGGAGCCTCTAGTATATATGTTGTCTTGAAAGTCATCCGGTGTGACGACAAATCCAGCAATTGCACCTCCACCAATTCCTCCATAATTGTCAATCTTATCAGAAGCATTGGCAGCCGTTATCGGTTCGGCGGAAGTTTTTGCAGTGGTAGGAAATCCTGAACCTCCGCCTCCACCACCAGCAACGATCAATCTGGAGTTCAATGACATCTTTTCATAATATTCTAAAAGGTCATAGAATCTTCCGAAATCAAGATGTGCTCTTTCATCCGGATCCTTCAATTCATCTTCATTATATCCAAGATCAAGATGTTCATAATAAGGAAAACCGTCGAAGTTCTGAAGAGGGTATGTGCCTTCTGGTCCAGCTAATACGCCAGGTTCAGATCCTGGTGTTGTCGAGAATATGGATGGTTCAATGAAAACACCTTCTTGTGTTTCATATAATCCAATTGCATCATCAGAAAGACGTTTACATGGAATATATTCTCGCATGAGTTTTGTCAATGGTGAATATGGCGGAACTTTTTGTGGCAGAACTCCAAGAGTTTCATAAATTTTGAAATAGTATAATGAACCGCCGTCTGTATCGGGTTGGACGGAAGACTGACATAATACAATACCTCTGTTAACAGATGGATCGATATCATCAAAATCATTTGTGAACATTCGAACGGCACCAATCGTAATCGGTCGTTGTACTTGAACATTAGATCCGATACGATCATCGGGACCTATGATTCCATACAAATAATGCGTGTTTGCAAATATATTTTTCATCCTGAAAGTATATTCAACAGGCATATCAAGATAGTATCCGGTACTGTACCATCTATTGTATGACGAACTGCGGTGTGTTGAACCAAATATAGATTCGATTTTTATTTCACCATCATACTTTATCGAAGCATACCATCCACCGCCAGTCCATCCTGTTGGTGGGCTTTCATCTCCACCCGGTCTATATGGGCCAGCTTCTCCAGCCCTATAACTGCCATCCATCAGAACTGATGCTCGTTGGGGTCCTTCATCCAACCACCCCTGTCCATCAAGATATGATCCAAACAAACCAGCAATCACATCTGGTGAATCATCACTGGGACCATGGTATCCTCTATGCTGAGCCCATTTTATTGTGAATATGGTATTGGTATGTACATCTTCAAACCCAGTGTCAAAATACGCATGATGGAGTAATTTGACATATTTAAGCTGTTGATATCCTTCTGGAATTTTCGGGAAATATCTTGGTTTCAGATAATGCCCAGGAATATAATGCGGACCTTTATTTCCAGCATTCAAATATGCATATGACGTTGTGTTGCTTGTGTTTGTATTGGCTGTTCGGATGAATGTTTCTCCGACAGTATCATACAATCCGATTTCATTGTTTGATGTTTTCACACAAGGAATGAATTCGTGAACAAGAGTTTGTTCGCCATTGACTTCCTCGTATATCTGGAGAAAATAGAATTTACCAAACCAACGGTTTGATGGTATATTATTCCCTCTGCGTAATGCAAACAACAACATTGTTGCATCACTTCTAGGAACACCTGATGGATCATATGTGTAATTTATCGGATTACCGTTTACGAATACACCGTATTTATCAACACGATATATGGCCTTTTCTCCAAATGGAACTGTCGTTACATCATAACTTGTTTCCGGCATTGAGCTACCATACACAGATGATATTTGAGGGATTTTAGTGTCCCCATATGTTCCCCATGTTTTATTACCAGTCAACCAGATTACCCACCCTGGGCTAACATTCTGATCATCTACTTTTTCTAGAGATGAACCCAGAATGGGCATGGTGTTTTGCAAAGACGAAGTTTCTTCAGAGAATGATGCTCCGAATACGAATGTTGAGCTTTCTTGTGCAATATATCCAGTATCAAAATATGCACCAGTTGTAGTAGACGTATCAAGATACTCAACCTGTACATATCCTGCAGGAAGTGTCGGAATCATAATGGGATCGTCTTCTGGAGCAAATTCTTCAGGTTTATGTAAACGGATATCAGTTGCTCCACCGCCTCCAGCACCTTGGTATTTTGTGCTGGAATGTGACATATATGCTTTACCACCATGACCGCCACCATTGAATCCGCCACTACCACCTTCGTTCGCTGGAAATGTTGTTTTGCTTTCTAAACCATTTTCACCATTTCCACCGACATATGCATACATCTTCTGAGGTTCGGTGATGCGTAATATTCCATATGCAGAACCTCCATACACCGGTGAAGTGGGATTTCGACCATTCACACCACCTTGTGCACCATGACATGCGACCAAATATGTGCCATTCGATAAAGTGAATTCTTCAGGCCCGCCTGTATAGGAAAATCGTCTAAACTCTCTCCATATGGCATTGTCCCATAATATTAATTGAGCCAACTGATGTCACCTCCTTTATCAAATAAAAAAAAATTAAGACTGAGGATGATATGGATCGTCTGTTGTTGAGTAAACTGCAACAAAGCTGTCATCCGGCAGACCTTCGATTTCAGCCTGAGAAGGATCATGATCAAATGTAACAATCTGAGATTCCAGACCAACAACTTTCAGATTCTGATTTTCAACGTCGGTTTGAACTGTTACGGATGTATACTGTGTTGCCAATACACGATATACGGTTTCTGTATCTGTATCAACGAGAAGCATATTTCTCTTATACAGTTTTCCAGATTCATAGTCTTCGATGGATGCGGTGCCTCCGCCTCCACCACCCATTTCGATTTGTTCAAGATGTGTTGCAATCTGATTGATCAACTGCTGCTGTGCAGCAATCACTTGTTTCAAATTATTACACATCGTAGCCCAATCTGTATGCGGATCATTTGCCATTATATTTCACTCCTTATACTATTTTAAGTATTATTATTGTCAATCCAACTGATCAACTTTGTATCAATGCGTTGTAAATCGGTATTGATCAAAGTCAGATTGGCTGTGATGGGATTAATCAATTTACCAACCTCTTGAACAATGTAAGCCCAAGGTGGTAATTCAACCACATCACCATCCGGAAGATCATAAATCAAAGGGGAAGTATTATCGACAGCCATTACGGCTCACTCCTTTCATGGAATATTATGAAATCGTTTTTCGATACTATATTATTGGTATACAAAAAAGAAGGGACCGAAAGGTCCCTTCTCATCAAACATCCATCACAAAATGACGAAGCTTCTTCATCAGAGATTTGTCTCTGGACGAGAAGCATTCACAATCATCATTCGGTCCGACAATATCGGAACACAAATTAGATGCAAATTTATTACCGGTAAGCATTTTTGCAAGAATGCTCCCGTTTGTTCTATCGGATTCAACTATGATGCGTTTACAATAATATTCGCCATTGATATTGATGCGGCAATGTTCGCACAATGCACATCTGGATGCACATTGATTTTCAAGCGCATTTTTTACTGCGGTGACAATGCCTTTCCGTCCACCTAGCCGCTTCTTTGCGACTATGTATTCTGTATGATCGCATTCTGATAAATCGATTCCATAGCGATCGAATGCCAATGCTATCATAGGAATAACCGCTTCCCACCATTCCTTTGGTGAGAATTTGTTTCCTTTAATTACTCGAGAATGATCATACAGATATTCATTGATTCCTTTGATTATATCTGTGATGAAGCCTTCTGAATAATCTTCGAAGATTATATCGATGAATGCTTCAATGCATTCTGTTGATGCAATGAATGTGATTGCATCTTTCATCTTAATGTAGTCTTCTCGCTCATCGATGATGATGGCGATGGACTTGTTCTCGCCATCATAAATGTCGGGGCGGTTATAAACCATGACTCCCATTTTATTCAATTTTGTAATGTACTCCATTTTTGTTCTCCTTTACTTTATAAAATTTATTCAGCCACATATTCCAGCAGCTGTTGTTCTGTATAACCGGTCATGACTTTTGTATTTAATTCTGCACATGTCAAACCGGCTCGTATTTGAAATCCCATCGGAAGTGATTCAGTTCCGTAATGGAACCTCATAAACTTCAATAGAATTTCATTGTCAATGTATCCAACCTCAACACAGAGATCTATTCTTCCAGGACGAATCAGAGCGTCATCTAGTTTATCGATATGATTCGTTGTCAGAATCCAAATTGTGTCTTGGGGATTTCCCATACCGTCCATGAAATTCAGTAACGTTCCGAGACTGAACTTCGGCTTGAATGAAAATTTGTCGTCATCATTCGTCTTCTTTTCACGAGACTCTACGAACGATTCTGTGTCGACGTCTTCGATGATAATGACTCTGGTCTGGATATGATTGTCAGTATTTATCCAAGAGCAGTTTGTAATGAACTCACCGAGACATCCTGGTGTGACATAATATACATCACATGGGAATGAGTTTATAATTGCTTGGACCACGGAAGATTTTCCTGTTCCGGGATTTCCGTGCAATAGTATCCCAAAGTGATATGGTATCTTATGATCATGATACCATGTTTCAGATTCCAGGAATTTATGAACCGATTCATCAATTCGCTTCTGATCAACATCTTTGATGAATACGTCATTCCACGTTCTTTGTGGTTTGTCTCGGCGGATCAACGAATTACAACCGTTTATTACTTGTCTCCAAGTAATCTTCGATTGTTTTTTGTCATATTCTTGTGAGTCTTTGATCAATTGTCTGACAAAGTTTCGCAGAACACGTGCACCCTTTTTTGTGTATACTGTGTACAGGATGTAACTTCTACGAATCATTCCATCTTTGTCGGGGATATTTTCCATTACCAATATAATGGGCATTCTATCCCATATGATAACATCATAGAATTTCCCACAAGCGGATGGCGTGCCGTATTCAAATTCTATTGTTTTTTGTCTCACCTCGTTTGTCCGATATTCTTGAATATCACCTGGGATATGTTTGAAATATTTCATCATACATTCCCAGTTGATACTCCACTGAAAATATGAAAAATCCAGTTTGTATAGTGCAAAGTTTGTGATTGCTTTTGCACTCTTTCCAATTATGGTGGAAATCATATTTTCTACCAATTTCATCTTTGGCGGAGCCCATGAATGATTTTCATTTTCCATTTTAATTCCTCACTTTCAAAACATATTTGCAAAGGGATAAATCAAGTCATGCTGATACGATTGAACGGCTGTATTCTATCAGCCGTTGTTCTTCATCGACGAGTTCTTGAACCTCTGGTGGTGCAGAGGGTTCAGTGTTATTGATCCGGATATTTCCGGATTCCATCAAACGAATGATCCGTTCGATTCTTGTTGATGTTTCGTGATCAATTCTAAACATGCTATCATCTCCTCTATGCGAGATTGCATGACTTGATGATTCCCTTTGCTACACATTAATTATATACATATGAAAAAATGAAATGCAAACTACAGCTGTGTATGGATTTGGTACGACTTTTGTCGACCAGTGGTACACACTGACATGCATTGCCAAATTCATGAGATTATGCGGGGCGGACAGCCCCGCATAATAATCTTACCCGCATAATAATCTTATATGTTTATAGCAATTCAAGCAAGTTCAGACCATCAATAGATAGACTTCTCAGTCCATCAATATCAACCATGTCAATCATATTTGATTTCACGTTCTGTATGGATGATTTTGGAATCATCTTTGTATGTTGATGAATGTCAACCAACGGATATGATTTCAAAATATAATCGTGATATGGTTTATCGATAACCGGTAAACATGATTCAACACTCTTTGGATTCTCATGGATTCGATTTTGTTCGACACCTCTCAACAGATTATATGCAAATGTCGTGATACCGATTTGAGTCAATCCAACAATACCTCGATCAAAATCACCGACGATTGTATTCAATAAATTATAGAATACTTCGTTCTTGGTAAATTCTTCAACGATATCTTCATCAACCTTTGTGATGGATTGAACAATGTCAAGAGGATTTGTCAATTGTTGCATACCTTTATATCGATATTTCGCGTAGATGATTTTTGTGTTCGGCATGTAATGATAATTTGTCATCAATGAATTTCCGGATATGACAATACGTTTTCTTCCGCTGTGTTCATAATCGTCTAACACATTTGGAATCATATAGGAATCGAATTGATCACATGAAATCAGATACATGTTCGGAACATACTTCAGAATGGTCTGAACACTCTTGACAGATTCATTCACGAAATATGTGAATTGATTAAATCGATCATTCTTATACATATGAACATGTGGAACCAGATACGATTTAAGCACAGAACGTTCTGCAATATTCTCATCCATTTCGAATGAATTCATGATTCCGATGATTCGAACATTATCCCATTTCTTTGTGAAATTCTTCCAATGGTTTAATGTTGATAAGAATGAAGAAATCAAATCTACCTGAACATCTTGTCCTGCAAATGGTAGATAATTCAGATATTTCTGATATCCAGATAATGCTTTGATGAGTGTATTGAAATCAATGAATACATCCAAACCCCGGGGAACGTCATATAGTTCCCCGAGATTTGCTGCAATCCATTTGTACTTCGGTTTGATCAATCCTGTCAATGGGCCAGATGAAACTTGTTTTACAGAATAATTATTCATTCTCGTCACCTCACAATGTTTCCTCACCAAACATGAAATCAATGAATCCACGAGGACCGACACGGTTGATTTCATTTCGTTCATCAAATATCGAATGATACAAATGATGTTTGGTTTGTTCAAATGACATCGCGGTAGAGAACGATTCAATATTCTGAAGGACGGTTTTCAATCTCATAATCTGATACTGCTGATCCGGCACAGTCCAATCAGGACGTAACAGACGATTCTCTACAGAACGAATCTGATGTCCAATCAGGATCTCTCCGTGTGTTGAAAGAATCGGAATCAATCCATGACACATTCTTGCAAGAGCCATGACAATTTCGGATATGGTTTGGAATTTTGTGATATCGGATTCAAACAGTTTCATGATATCCATATACTTCTTTGTCATCATGATATTAATCGGGATGACGACTGCAAATTGTCCACCTGCATCCAATATCTTATGGGATGTAATCTTGTAATATGTGACATCATCAATGACAACATCCTTGCATTTATCCAGTATACTTTCCGAAATAGAGATGGATGCATAATTTGAAATCGTTACAGGAATCATATCTTTTCCGATATAACATGTGAACTGTTCGGAGATATTATCCAGATAATCCTCACGGATATAAATATCGAATCGTTTATCATCCTTTGGAATGATGGTAGACATATCAACCACGAAGAATTTATCAAACGATTCCGAATACTCAATCTTTTCCGCATTTGATTTCAACAGATGCTTTGCAGAAAGTATATTCTGTGAAACTCGAGAAGTCATCAATTCTGTTGTATAGATGAAACCGCCTTTCAAGTCTCCGACTTTCAAAGCGCGTTGACCATAACATACATGGCAAACGTCTTCGTTCAGATTACATGTACACGGAGAACGGAACCACAATTTCTTCCCGAGTTTGGATTTATCATCCTTATGCAGAACCTTCAGAATTCCAGAACCCTTTTCTTCATAATAGTATCTTCCGTCAAACATCTCGAGCATGGTTTCATCAATATCAATTGGGATTGGATTTTGAGAACCGCAATCCCATACCGTTGATGAAACTGTGCCATATGCCAACATCATCAAGTTTCTGTTGAAGTATCCGGCAGCACCCATGTAATCCTTATTCATAATATCAGGAACACGTGCTGCAATTGCACCTGTATAGAATACTGGTAATGAATGATATCCAGCACGGAATCCATTACCATTCATGATGACAGGAATGATATTTCTTCCATCCGGAATCTGGGAGAAGTTGATATATAATTCCTCCATCTGTTTCGGTTTCACCAGTTTCGTATACTTGTTATTGATGAAGAACGGATTACCGCGTTCAACCATCACCTGTTCCAGAATTTGATAACGTCTGGCATTCTCCTCAACGATATCCGCAGTTTGCATATCAGGAGGATACTCGGTATTATTGATTTCCCGGATGACTTCAGAATCACGATAATGATTTAAGAACAGATTTTCTGCAGTGTATACTTGCATATCTGCCTTGGAGAAATCAATCATTAACATCTTCCAATCCAAAGATAACCGAGCCATCTTTTCTTGGATTTCCGTGATTGGAGTTCCGAATTGTTGTAATACACGAACGATCTTATCTTGAATCTTACAACGTTCTTTTTCAGTCAGATAATTTCTCAGCAAGAAATCTTCGATCTTGATATCGTCCAGATACATAATGATTGGACGCAAGAATGATAATGTATACATCAAACGATTCAGTTGTGTTGCATATGTTTCCTTCGTCTCTTTGTCATCGATATGGATTTTCAGTTTAATCGGAACCGTCTGGAGTTTCTTTCCATGTTTATCCTTGTTACCCCAACAAAGTTCCGCAATACCAACAACACGATTGAACAACCAGTCATAGTTATTCACGTATCGTTCTAATACAATAGGATCTCCCAATAATTCATGAATCTGTTCTTCTGTTGTGATCTCGTCTAAATTGATCAGATCATCAAACAGTTCATATTTTGCATCATGCATCCAATCCATTGTACATTCCTCCTTATGTATCGATGTCGGACGGTTTCCATTCAAAGTTCATGATCATTTCTTTTCTTGCTTGAATATCTTCCTTGTTCTTTCCGATTAATGTATCATATATTCTCATGACATTTACGTCAGACGCATCAACTCGGAAGATTCTTCTTGTTGCTGGATCCATGATGATTTCTTTTGATACCTTTGCATCAGAAGAACCGAGACCTTTATAACGGTCTTTGATTTGTGGATATTTTCTCTGAATATCTTCAAAGAATCTCGCGATCGTTACAGTCTTTCCATCATAAGAGACAAGCATACCATATTTCTTTTGTATATTAATAACGTATGTCAGATCGATATACAACGATTCATCAATCACGACAACTTGATCGGTATAATCAATAACCGCAACAATCTGATTGGACTGATGATCGAATCCCAATTCCGGATATGTCTTTACCAATGTCCGGATCCATTTATCAACATTCTTTATGAATCCATCGACACCACCAAAGATCATCAATCCATGTGCGATGTGTTCCAATAAATATCGATTCACCGAACGATCCAATGACACTTCTGTTAATGTCTCCAGATAGTCAAAGGACTCTTCAATGAATTTCTTTGCGGATGTTCTCATAAACAATAAGACCTCCTCGAATCAACATAGTATAGAAATGTGATGAATGTATTCAGATTTATGGGCGGGATGATCCCGCCCATATCTTTTAATCTTTTACTTCCGGAAATTCCAATTGAATATTACCAACACTGCGAATACATTCTTGGATATATTCTGTCTGGGATGCGACATATGAAATATTCTTTCCACGCATCAATTTATACAGAGGCGGTTCCGCAATATATACTTTACCAGCTTCCAATAATTCTGGCATGAAGCGTAAGAAGAATGCACAGATAGAAACACGAATATGATATCCATCCACATCAGCATCTGTCGCGATAATGATCTTATCAAAATTCAATTTCTTGATATCAAAATTGGATCCGATACCACATCCAAGAAGTTTGACCAAATCAAACCAGACAGTGGATTTCAATGCTTGATCCAATGTCATATCCCATACATTCGGCGCTTTACCCTGGAACATCAGAATCGCTTGGAACTTTGCATTTCTTGCAGAACTGATACCTCCACGTGCAGATTTTCCTTCGCAGAGGAATATTTCTTTTGGTTGCGGTGTTTTGATAGAAGCACATGGTAAATACGAATCCGGTGTCGACCATTGTTTCTTCTTGGTCTCAGTGGCAATGTTTCTGACACGTTCCCCTTCTTTTCGAACACGGTTATTCTGAATGACGATTTCAACCAGATCATTGAGTTTTGTCTGATTCATATCACATAATTCTTTATACACCGCTTCTGTGATAGCCGTTGTCAACTGTCTTGGGAATACTGTTGATTTTGCCTGAGATGAAAACATGTGTGCATAATCACATGTAGCTTTGACAACAACATGGAGATGTGACAGAATATCGCGTTTCAAATCTCCGTCTTCTTCCAATTTCTTATTTCGTTTTATAACACGATCTGTCAGATATCTGGATAGTCCATTGATAACACCATTGACATGAGATCCATTTTGAACAGTCCATATCATATTCATCCATGACTTACGAATATCTTCACCATGATATGATGGATCCGAATACATTACACATGCTTCGACATTGAATTTTCTATCATATTCTTTGTCCTGAATAATCTCTTTCAATTTTCCTTTTGTATTGATGATTACCGGGACACTCATTCGTTTATCTTCTGGAATGAATTGATCGAAATATTCATTCAGATTTTTATGATGAATTTGACGTTGTTCACCATGGACAGAATAGAACATGTTAATGTTTGTCGGTAAAGTATATGCGAAATCTTCAATCCATGATACAAGAAGATCTACAGGTATCTTAGACACACCAAGAATCTTTTTACTCGGTTTGAATACTGTGATCAGACCGGATTCCTTTTCTTTATAATCTTCTAAAGTCTCGGATTCCAACTCTCCATCTTTATATACCAATGTCAATCGTTTCTTTTCCGATGGTCTTAACGTGATGACTTTCAAATAGCTGGACATTGCCAGAACAGCAGTTGTACCTGTTCCATTTTCACCGGCAGTTGTACCATGACTTCTAGTCATATTTGAACCGGCTTGGTTTGTTTCATGGACGACACGCAATAATTTTGTCGGAATACCTCTTCCATTATCTTTTGACATAATATAATCGTCGGTGATTTCAATATGAATTGTATTACCAGGAGATTCTTCTTTGAAACATTCATCACGATTGTTATCAATGATTTCTTTGCAAAGATGTAATACACCCATCTCACCAAGTGATGATATATACATAGTCGGACGGGTCTGAATCTTTTTAACATCACTTTCAATGATCGTTATTTTATCATCTTTAATCTTTGGCATATGATGATCCTCCTTGTCATAGGTAAATGGTAATTGTTTGTTTGTGCATACTTTTAAGTTATACTCTCTCGTATGCGATTTAATAATATACATATCATGTCGACAAATTTGTAAGTTCATGTGATGAACTCGTCTACACAAGCCGTGTGTTAGACTTCCATTGTTGACTATGCTGTTAAACCTCCAAAAAGGTTGAATGCATCATGACTGGTCATCATGATGCATTGCCGTATCCATTCATTTTAGATGTGGGGCATATGCCCCACATCATCTATTCTTTAAAAACGTTTCGGTAAAATTCCGAAAGGATGTGATTACGATTAAAATTCAATCTTTATATGACATCGATCTGGATATTAAGGTCAATGATCTAAAAGAAGTGACATCTCCACAGATTTATCGTTCCACAAACCAGTTCAATCCGACGGGATTATTCTCGGAGGAAATATTTGGTCAAACAGAAGAGGAACAGAAATACAGATGTGGATATATCAAACTCCCGATCCATGTTTTCAATCCGAATATTGGAAAGACCATCATCCAACGTTCAGGAGGAATCATTCGAAAGATGGCGTATGCAGAAATCCGATGTGATATTGTTGATGGTATATTAACAGAATCACCGGAAGGAAAGTATTGCGGTCTGAAAGATCTCTATAATATATGGGATCAGATTGATGTTGCAAAAACACTGCGTACTCGTCGTGAACAAAACATCGATATTCTCACCAAATCACCAAAACGATTATTGTTCATTGACAAAGTGCTGGTGTTACCAACATCAATGAGACCAACAGGTGTTCGAAATGGAAGACCCGTCAAGTCTGAGCTGAATTCTATTTATATGAAGCTGCTCGGATACAAGAGTGTCACAGCACACACAACCTCTGATGTATATAAAGTATATAATCAGATTCAGGATACGGTGATTGAAACATATACGTATCTTCATAAATTCTGTGGTACAAAGACGGGATATCTTCAAAAGAACCTTCTCGCAAAGAATACCGTTGCGACTGTTCGAAACGTTATCTCCGCGCCGAGTTACAATTCAAACAATCCAGAAGTTGGAATATTCCGAACAGGATATCCATTGATGTCAATCGTGTCCATGTTTAAGCCGTTTATCAAATTCTCTATGAGACAATTTCTTTCATATGATAATTTGGTATCGATTCATCCAAACCCGGATGAAATCAGTCGTGCAGATATCGACAATATTTATGACGATAAGATGATTGAAGATTTGATCAAGATCTTTATGCAGAATCCGGGTGCGAGATTCCGTATCATATTTATGGATCCAAAACAATCAAAACCGATTATCTTTAATGCATTGGATCTGAAAACAAAACAGCCCGTGTCTCGTCCACTAACATTGACAGACGTCATTTATCTATGTTGCTACAATGTCACTGTGAAAGCTGATCGGCATGTTTACACCGTTCGATATCCGATTGGTGATCATCTCGGTGCATTCTTTACAAAGGTTCATGTATTGTCTACGAACAAAACGACTCCAATACAATTCAATGGAGAAGTATACAACACATATCCGATCATTGATCCACAGATGTCTCATGCTCAAGTATCAACACAATTCATCGATGTTATTAACATGGCGAATTCCCGATTGGTGAATCTGGGAGGAGACTATGATGGCGATACGGTTAAGAGCACAGGTATATGGTCAGACGAAGCAAATAAACAAGCTGAAGACTTAATGTATTCCAAAGTATATTGTGTTCGTCCAGATCTCCGTGCAGCATTCCCAATTGAAAAAGAGTGTTTGAATGGATTATTCGGGTTAACCAAATTCGAAAGCAGATAAGATAGAATGTGTATGGGGGCTTTCGCCCCCATACATTTTCATTCTCTCGTACATATATAATTCATTTGAATATATCCGGAAGGTGGTGAATAATATGTACGACTGTCATATCCTGACATCTGATGATTACCGGTCATCGGAAGCAAGAACAGACACAATGGTTGAAAGCTGTAACACAACCACAGCACCCATCAATGTTATCAAAGATACATTGATTGCAATCAACCATACATTCGGCTTACATAAGTCGGATGTATTCTAATGTGTCTAATTACAAAAAATAAAATATCGAGATTATTTTATCGATATTTTATTTTTTTTTCATATGTATATTTTTAATCTGGCGGAGCCAGGATTCATATGTTATATTAGATATAGGGAAAATGAATAAAAATGATAAAAAAGAATGAATAGGATTACGTTTTTCGCGACGATAAATCCTTATGGTTTATTCATTTTTAGAAACTCAACAATATAATCGAGAAATCGATTTATTTTTTTTTTTGATGAAAGGAGATTCTGATATGAGTTCAACATTAGATGCAATGAGAATGATGAACGAACATCAACCATTTGAAGATAGTGGAAATTTCGATATTGTAACCGGTCATGATAATGGAGATGTTTGGACAAATTCTGCTGCGGATCCATCTACATGGGAGGATCGTTATAATCAACTCGTATTGAGACAACGGTTCAATCCGAATATGGATGGGTTTATTGCACCATACGCAAGTGCCCATTGGGGAGCTTCATCAGACATCATGCAATCACTGTATGCGGGAATGGAGATGGGTCCGCTTCGTGACAAACTGGATCCGAATAAAATCTTCACAACAAATATTGCTGCATTGAAAACACTTGCTGCTGATCAGGCAAAAACAATTAAGATTTTCGAGAGGAAATTTATGGAAAGTCTGACAGACAAAGGCAAGTTTGGTGTAAACGAGGATGACATTGAAGCCATGCAAGCATTGACATCAGCTCGTTCCACATTGGCAAATATTGAGAAAGAACAAATTGCAGTTCGCAAAAGTATTGCTGAATTGAAGATTAAACAACAACAAACTGGTGGTGGTCCTGCAGCCGCTAACACAGTTCCTGGAAGAAGTGCTTCTGCATTTGATGTCGGTAGAAGTATCATGGATTCTATCTTTGATAATATTCCTGACACGGATACATCAAATATTCCGGCCAATGGAAATTATCCAACAGCTGATTTGGACCAAGCATCAGATGTTTTGAATAATATTGTTGATGAAGGTTCTATCGTCGGTTCAACAAAATTTGAATCAGACGAACCCACAACATATGTCGTTGTTGGTGATTCCGATACAGATACAGAATTCGTCACATTATCTTCCACGGGAGAAATCTTGCCAGATTATCCAAATCCTACAACAAAGATTAAATCGGTTGATCGTCAAGCAAAACGAGCAATTGATGAATTAATGGTGTCTTTTCCAATCAAAGATCGTGATGAATTATAATAGTATAGAATTATATGCAGGGGGATGTCCCCCTGCATATAGTGGTCCTCACACAAAATGTTAATTGTGGGGTCTCCTTGCATGGAATGCGATTCTTCATGCATGTTTCTCCATTAATTACCTCATTATTTTACCTTTATTCTATAGAAAAGGAGAGATAATCCAATGCTTGAGACGAAGTATGGTTTGAAATACCCAATGCCTCACGTACTGGTACACATTGTTGACAACTCTGCGTACACAGGTGATCTGCCTGTTGTTATTGCAGACGATCCGTCAATGTATGGAACACTGGTTGTGTCTGGTATGCCGATGGGTGAAGACAACCGTGTGATCGGTATCTCACGTTCGGATATTTTGAATGTCGCATATGGACTCAATCGAATCAGTTCTTCTGATATTGAGAAGTATGGTCAGACAATCACTTATCCGGTATCATTGATTGATCAGGGTGCACCGATTCAGCTGCTCCGTGTTACACCGGCGGATGCAACGTATGCATACTCATGTGTCACGATTGAATGGCGTTGGGATCCGGATGGTCCGGAACCGACAATGCATGTCCGATTCAATACGGCAAGACTGAACAATGATCGTGATCTGCAGCAGTATAAGAATAAGGATCGTTTAGCAGCAGCTATCATCAAATCCGCAACGGCTGATAATGTTGAGGATTCTGAAGGTAATAAGTGGACAAGACGTGCATTCATGGTGAATATTTCCGCAGGTCGTGGTTCCGCATACAATAACTTCACAACCGCAATCAATATGACGATCCAGGGGAAGAAGCCGTCCAATGTTCGGTATCTGTTCTCTACGATTGACACCACTATCAACTCAACTGTTGAACAGTTCTATGCTTCTCTGATCAACGAAAACAACAGACGGGAAGATTATATCGATCCGGTTAATGTTGTGATCAAGAAGCGTGCTCCGGGTTCTTCTGTTGTTGTTCCGTATCTGAATGAAGCTGCTGTTCGTGAGCTGTATAATGAATATTATGCAAGATTCACTGAGCTGATGGAAGACAATGATGATGACATCATCATCACTGATGCAATCAACAAAGCTTACAGATCACTGTCGATCAACATCTTTGACCCGATCTTCGGTCTGTACCTCTGGGAAGGAACTGATGAGACCCAGAAGCTTCCGTTCTTCCAGGTTGACATGCGTTCTGCAGATGTTCCGGAACTCAATGAGACCAATCGCATCTGCTACAATTCATCTGAAGTCAGCGATCCCAGTGTTGATCAGACAAAATATGAAGTTACCAAGATTGCCGATAAGCTCCTTGATGTAACTGCCGGTGTTGCTATGAACGGTAAGACATACAACACTTATATCGGCGACCTGTATCTGTACAGTGGTCTGGCTTCTCTGAACAATCCGTATATTTACGTGGTTGCTTCAATTAATCAGTTCACCGGCGCTGTAACAACTGTCAGAACGAATCAGCTTGTATCTCCGAATTCTCCTTCCGAGACATCAAGACTCGCAACAATCATTGTTGCAGATAATATCGATTCGTTCTATGCACAGTTGACAACCTCCGTCACAAAGCAATATGTCAAGGATGGTGAGTCTGTTGCATGGCGTAATCAGACAAACGAAGATGGTACTTGGGACCTCTTCTACATCGTTCCTGGCACATATAACTTTGTAAGGAATGGTGGAACACTGCAGACATCGACTGCTGCACCGTATGTGAAGCAGTATACAATCACCAACTACAACTTCATCAAGTGGACTGATATCCCGAATGTCGGAAATCTGATCGGATTCGACGAGAATGACGCGGCTTACAACAGAGCTGGTGCTACCGTTATCAATAAAACGGTTGCATGGCTTGAGTCTGGCGCTGATGACCCGACAGCGAAGGCGAATGCTCCTGTTTATGTGAACGGAGAATACACTGAGACTTCTTTCTATGTCGTCACGAATCGTACAAAAGCCAGCATCATGAAGTATGGTGCACCTCAGTCAAAGGTTGTTCCGCTTACAAACGATGTCATCGGAACACAATTCGATGCGATCAAATGCACACCAAACAATTCCACTCCATACAAGCTGTATGATGCTGGTTCGGATGGTATGCTTCACGTCACATCTACAGTTGATCTCACTGCTTATAATGGAGCAAAGATCGGTATGTACATGCCTACCGCAGACGGTGAACAGAGCCTTGTTCTGTTTGAACCGGCTAAGGCAGAAGGTACAAACAAGTATGACCTCAAGATCTTCAAGAACGGTGAAGTTACTGCAGCATTCCATAACGGTCTTCCTACTTCGGGCGGCCTGAAGATGTTCCTTGCAAGAAATGTCTATCGTGGATACTACAATGCATCCAAGTTCTATGAGGATTCTGAACATACAACAGAGATTCCTGCAAATGAAAACGATCTCTATTATGACCTTGGCGGTACTGCTAAGTGGTACAAATATGCAAACAGTACATATGCTGCGGTCAATGATATCGTTGCTGCTACAGAGTCTATTCAGATCATGCGCTGGTATGAGCAGGCTTCTGGTACTGGTGCTTGGATTGCGATCTCCGGCACTGATGCAACCGTTCCTGGAAGGACGGATGCTCAGTTCACAAAGATGCTTCAGAATGATTTCGAGCAGATCATCGATGAGAGATGTGCAGATGATATCACCAGATATTCTGTCACCGGAACGCTCGGTTCTCTCTTCAGAATTCAGCAGCTGACCATTGATGTCAAGAAGAACTACTACTCTTCTGAGTACGGTATCAACCTGACATCTCAGGGTGGTGGCGTTAAGCTCGAGGATGGTTCTACCGGATTCTTCGATGAAGATATCTCCACGATTGAATTCAAGTGGAAGTATTCACAGCTTCTGTGCGCAGCATACAGAGGTCAGATTGATCCTCGTATTCTGTCACCTGTTCGTACTCCTGCAAAGTACCTCTTTGATGGTGCAACGAACACAATTGTTGGTCAGATGATTCTGCCGACAATGGCTTACTCTGCAGCTGATCTGGTTGCTGCATCTACTGTCTTCACCGAAGACGAGAAGGATGAAGTTCTCTTCAATCCTGACATCGTTAAGGGCTGGAGTGGTGATGCTGACATCGACGTCAAGCAGGCAATGTATGATCTGATGGATCATCGTATTTATCAGGGTATTCCGGAAGACAAGAGACCGATCGGACCTGGTTCTGGTTTGTCACTCCACCTCGACTCCGGTTACACCGATACCACAACCGCAACAGCTATCAACAATTCCTTCAAGAAGCGTTTCGATAACCCGAATGCATCTTGGGATATTGGTGGTTATGTTTCTACGGCTGATGGTATCACCTATACCTTCACCAAGAAGATCGTCGATTCGTTGATCGCTCACTGCAAGACCTACACAGTCAACAAGCCGTTCACCAATCTGTATACGCAGATCCGTAAGGAAGAGTATTCCTCTTACTTCCCGGATATCGATACAACCGACTGGGAGTATCGTGCACTGATGTACAATTCTGGCGGTAATGCTTGGCTGCCTGATGTCAACGGTGTTCTGATGCGTCGTTCTCAGAGAACTCTCATGAGAGGTTCGGATACATCCGATCTGATCCAAGAGTCCAATATGCGTACGCTTTCACAGCTTTGCTACCTGCTTCAGAACAAGCTCGAAGAGAAGCTGTTTGAGTACAATGATGATTCTGTCCTCAGAACCATGAGTGACGAAGTGAACAACATGTTCTCGAACTGGAGCGGAAATCTCGTTGAATCGCTCAACATCACGTTTGATCGCGATATCAACCCGCTCGATGGCGGCGAACTCGTTGTCTGCTACGTGGATGTTGTATTCCGTGGCATCAATCTCCGTATTCCTGTCATCGTGAATGTCAACAGACGTGAAATCACGACCTGATTCTAATGAAAGGAGAGAATAACTATGCCGATTAGCTTGCAAACTGGTATTCGCGAATACAATGGCGATCTTTCACAGTATACAGGTATGCTCGGCGGTCTGACTCCGGATGTTCATACACTCCGGAGTCTGAACCCCGAAACTACAAACCGTGTTATATGCGTCATGTATCGCGGACCTTATTTCTTGATGCATTACTTCGGTGATGGCACCAACGCATATACGAATAAGGAATTCACCACTTACAAGAAGCTGGTTGAGTATTACAACACCGGCATCCAGGTGAATGCTGGAGACCATTCTCTGGCATCTGTGAACCTTCAGGGTGGTTTTGCATCCAGAAGTATCCCGATTCCTACTCAGCAGAATGCAAACAATAACCAGACACTTCAGATCACCATTCCTGAACTGGTTGGTCGTCCGGCAGCAAACTTCCACAACATGTGGATCGATGGTATTGCTGATGAGATCACTGGTCTCACGCATTATCAGGGTCTCGTAGCAGGTTCTGTCGATGAGAATAAGATTCCTCAGAGAATCTTTACTCCGGCTTCTGGTGTTGGTTCTGGTGTTGCTCTGGAGCCGTCCCCCGCATGGGAAGTTGCAGAGTTCCTGATCATTGCGCTGGATCGTTCTGGTGCACGTGTTGAAGGTGCAATCATGGCTCTGGGTTGTATCCCTCAGGCCAAGGTTGGATATGATCTCTTCAACTCCAATGCTTCTGGTACTGCTGCTCTGCAGACACTGACTCTGAGCTACAACTGCCAGTTCGTTGAGTCTGCATATGTAAATGACCTTGCAGCCAGATATGTTCAGCAGTTTGCTGTGTTTGGCAACAAGCTCAACTACAACCCTGGTGCAGGCGATGCTTTCTTCACCAACGACAACCCGACTACATACGGCGATATCAACACCGATATGTTCAACAAGGGCAAGAGACCGGATCTCGATGCGGTTCAGTCTGGTGTTGGCAACATTCCTGTATTCAAGACCAACAATCGCAGAGTTCAGCGCAATGCTCTTCCGGAGCACAACCTCGAACCTGCCGATCACTCCAGAATCTACAACGATCCGAATGGTACTTCTACGGATATCTCGAATCCGTACGAGTCCAACGCGGCTCCTGGTTCGTAAACAAAAAAAAATATATGTGGGGGCAAATGCCCCCACATATATTTTCATGCTAATATAAATATTTCGTAAATATCAAATTTTTCATAACATAATTTGACTGCGACATATGATACGTTATCATGATCAAAGAATGATACTCCGACTTGGAATAATTTCTTGTCTGTTTTTGTTGCCATTTGTTTTGTCATTAATACACCTTTTTCCAATGGATATGGTTGTTTTGCATGTGCAACGATATCTCTGTCATAATACTTGAATGATGATTCTTTTGCTGCATTCATTAATTCCGGATTGTTAATTGTATCCAATAGATTGAAATCAAATCCCGATTTCTCCAATTCGATTAATGATTCATCATCTTTGAATACATAACAATATTTGAAGTTCTTTGGCTTGTGTGATTCCACTAATTCAGAAATTGTTGGTTGTGGTTTGCTTGCCATGTTGCTTAACACTCCTTCCGATGATATATACATCTGTAAAGATGTTTACATACGTTTCTATGGTAAATGGTTGTACAGGTTTCTGTGGAACAGAATCATTATATAATGAATCGTATAAGAATGAATCATCTGCGTTCTTTGTAATATCTTCATAATATGGATATCCATTGTTCTCATGATATCTGTCATAATATTCATCCGTTTCATTCATAGAAGCAATGTAACCATCCATGATATACACATAATCCAATGATTGAATCAATTTATCAATCTTATGAAAGATTTCGATTTCTCCTCTCAATGCACATGCACCAAATGTCATGGCGTCTGATAATTCTGCACCAACATCCATTACGATTGTTGACATGATTGTTTCAGTTGTTGCAATTCGATAAAACCGATCTCTCTTTCTGGATCCAAATGTATAGATTCGAATATAATTGATATCGTCTCGTGCCACATCATCCATCACAACTGTCACATTGTTATTTTCTTCTGTTGAAAATCCATGCTGTGATAAAAATAATATCATATCATTCCTGTCATATGTGAATACTTCATTTGAATTTTTTCCATTGATGGTTTTCCATTTGAACACATATAACGGCTGTATCATAAATTCACCTCATTTCATGCATTACAACCTGGGCCAAAAATGATAGTAATTTCAAATTCTCATACATAAACTTTCCGGTATTTCCAAATGGAAGATAATAATATTCCGGAAGTTTATTCTGTAAATATTGTCTTTGAAACTTTCTTAAATATTGATAGATGTCATCATCACATTGATCAATCTTGTTGAATATATTCAGTATGTGCTGACACATCCCCATTGTATGTTGCTGCAACATTTGTTTTGGGATACCTTTATATTCCACAACACCATCTGAATAGAACATCTCAACACGATCATATCGCATGTATCCTGTCCATGTATTCTTTTTAATGAAAGGCACATTATCAACATGATCAATGATATCATCTGTTTGAATAAACATAATCGCATCTGAATGTAATGATATGATATTTGATTCATCTAGTCGATTCATTTGTAAGAATTCTTTTCGTGTTTGTAAGATTCCATTGATCATCTTTTCAGAATATTCTTTATCATCCCTTTGAATCAAACCAATGGCTTTTGTACGTTTATCTTTTGGCATGCGTTCGTATGTATCGATCAATGCATCATCCAATAAATGAAATCGTCTGGATACAGACAAAGATGCTGATTGCATATCGTATTCTACAACATTCTTTCTGAATACATATTGGATATTTGGATTCATCCATTGAATTGTTTTATACATATCAGATTCATTTTCACGATTAAACGTGCTCATAGTTAATACACTCCTTATAATTTCATACAGAATCACTATATGTCATTTTAACCATATATGTTTTTGTCTGGAATAATTTCTTGATAAAGGAGAATTCATTAATGGATAAGAACCAATCGTTTGATGATCCGCTGTTGGATCTGATGGGCAGACATGCCAACGCTCTTGGCGAAGAGACTCCAGTGAATACCAATGATACAACATCCGAAAAGCCTGCACAGGAAGAAGATGAGTATGGTGTTCATGATCTCGAAAAAGAGATGGCAGAAGAAGACGCTGCAATCGAAGCAGCGAAAGAAGCAAGACGTGCAGAAGCACTTGCTGCAAAGGCGGAGGAACTGAAAGTACAGATGCCTCCACAATCACTGGATAAAGATTTCCAGAAAGAAGCCATTGAATTCCAGACCACAAATCTTCAGATTGTCTCGAACATGGTTGATGAAGTTGCACGTCGCCATAATCTGACGTCTGGTGGACTCAAGACTGCATCCAAAGAAGATCCTGATCTTAAGATGCATGTCATGGGTGAATTGATGGAACAGTATCATCTGAATGGTGAAACCATCACACCGGAATTTGAACGACTTGTTCTGGATAACTGGGAAGGCTATGTGGATCCTTCTCTTGAGGAAGGTAACCTGGATGATGATAATCATCGTGAAAAGCCTGAAGAGAAAGAGGAACCGAAAGGTCCTTCTGATGAACCTGTCCAGATTACTGTGAATGTGGAACCGAACACTCCTGTGACTGTGAACGTGGATGAATCACTTGTTGCAAATATGTCTAAATCCAAACAGGTTGACATCAGAGTGATTGAGGTTTCTGAGAAGGAACTCCGTTCGTCCAAGATTATTCACAATTCTCAGAAAGAAAATATCATCACACCGTTTGATTCTGACGTGTATGATGTTCCGCTGACACTCCCGCTTTCCGGATATAGATGTGTGCTCCGTCCTGTGAACTATTTCGAGTTCATTCAGCTCGGTTCCAACCCCGCATCCGGAAATCGTGTTGATGCTGATAAGAAGCAATGGTCGATTATCTTCAATCATGTTAAGAATGTATCTATCGGAGAATTCAAAAACTTCGAGGACTTCTTGAAGAAGACGAAGTATTCCGACAGAGAACTTCTCATGTGGGGTATTCTGCTTGCTGCTTCTGATGAAGAAGAGAGTGTCACACTTCGTTGTGCAAACCCGAAGTGTCGTCATGAGCACGAAATCAAATATAACCCGAGAACCATCATCCATGTCAATGATGAACTGATCAAGAAGTATCAGTGGGAAAAGACAGGATCTGTAGCTCCGGGTCAGGCAGCAATCGATCATTATAATGAATTGAATTCAACTGTTCGTCGTTACGAGCTTCCGAATTCCAAGTTCATTGTTGAAATTGATGATCGTCCTTCCGCATATGATTTCCTCAACAGAAGATATCCTCTGATGGATGAACTCAGAAATCGTTATAACGGTAACGGTTCCGAGAATCTCACAGATGATGAAATCGAAGAGAACAATGCGGAATATTCTTATCTGGTTGCACATGCGATGTTCGTTACCGCAATCTCTATCATTAAGGATGGAACCGAATATCGTTATGACAACTGGGATGATATTGAAAAGATCATCACCACATCTCTTGATATGCGTGATGCCGCAATTCTGATGCAGCTCGTAAATAAGGTTGCTGGATCCACGATTTCTCCGATGGAGTTCTATCTGGAGAACTTCACATGCGAAAAGTGTGGACGTCATGAAGATCGTGTTCCGATTCCGGATATCGGCCAGACACTGATTTTCCAACTTGCTCGGAGGCTGTCATCTACCGAAATAAAATTGACCGAGATGGAGTCGAATTGATTGAATTAGGCGAACTGTTCAATCGATGTATCCCTGTTGATACACTCTTACAATTTCCACGGAAATTTGTAATCCGTCTCCGAGAGCTTCGACGAATTCAGAAGGAACATCAGGCGAAACAACAGTATTCGCAGATGAATTCGATCAATACGCAAAATACCAATAATGCTCACCAGATGTTCAATAGCACGGCAATTGACGAGTTAGTGGATGAACTTTCTTAAATGGGTAATTTCTCATATATGAAAGGAATATAAAAATATGATCATTCGCTCGTCTAATGAAAGCGTTCAATGTACACAACTGAACGTTTTCATCCATGTGTATATACAGAGAAATGGTATCGCATACGTCGTGGATAATTACAATCCAATTCGTGAGCAATACTATGCACAAAAACAAGAATCACAGCAAAAATCTCAATGGGAGGATCGTTCGAATGTTTAACATTCCACAACCTAAAATCAAAGAGTTTTCAAAGCTGTATGATATGCATCGCATGCAAATTTCTGCATGCGATGTATTCTTCCAGAACATCCGTATGTTAAACGGAAGACATACAATTCTGGACAGAGATACATTTGAAACTTATTACAAGACCTTTACATCGGATATCGAACTTGAATCAAATCCGATTGATGCCTTCGTTCCATGTGACCAACCAATAGAAATGGATGAGGAAGGTGTACCGAAACCAAGCAAACTGTTCGTTGTTAACCAGACCATGAAAGATTATCAACGAATCCAGAATCGCGTCACAATGGATGAGTTGAAATCGACTCTTCCGGAAACACATCCTGTTATCATGGCATTGGCAAACAATACTGTGAAACTGGAAGATGTCATTGATGATATCTATATCTACTTCTCTCTGTTCAAATATATTGAGCAGATCGAAAGACTTCGTATCCAGATATTCTCTAACATGACACCTGTCATTGAATATGTGGTAACGAATATAGATATCTATGATGTAAAACGTTTCCTGATCTCCTCAAAAGTCAATCCAGAGAAAGTAAACAAACATCAGGATCTCATGTTCTTTGGTGCAGATTATGCCATGATCTGTAAATTCTATAATGATGAAAAGAATATTGAGAATGGTATTCCGTACTTTGATCTGGATAATCTGATCAATCGTTTGATGTCAAACATTGTTTTGAAATCAGATATATACATCATTTTGGGGATGTACCTCACAGCGTCTTTTGCAGTAGCGGATTTCAAAGGCCATGCAGCAAAAGAATCCCCATGTGTGGATTATGTCAAGGATGTGCTTTCACAGGTATGAGATATTATGCGGGGCTTCGTGCCCCGCATAATATATGATTTCCGGTAAAATGCACAACCTACAATTACAAGTCTGATTTACGAAAGGAGATCAATCATGGCACGGAATATTATGAACAATGCGGCGGATATCGAGGCGAGATGTAACGCCGTATCACCATTGGCTTTGACGGGTATGTCAGCAATGGCTTTTCCGGAAAAGATTTCAACAACGCGTGGTGGCATGATGGTAAAGCATGTATCCCAAAGAATGGTTGTTCGAAATCCTGAATTTCCTATGCTGTTTTCTGGAGCAGAGAATGAGTTCGGAAAACGTTCTTCATGGGATGTTCGTGCATTGGATGATTACAAACTGATGAAGAAATTTATCAAATTTCCAAATGCACCATATTCTCCAATTGCATATATCTTTCAGAATTTAAACACCGGAAAGTTCCTGTGTAAAGTATACAAACCCGCTGTGAATCTTGTTGAGAAATATGGATTCCGGATGAAGAATAACATTAAGAATCTGGAAGAAGGACAGGTTCTCCCAAAGGGTTCCTCCATTGCGCAGTCCTCATCATACATTAATGACAACTATTGTGCTGGTGTCAATGTCCGTATGGCATATGCCGTATTACCTGAACTGACGGAGGACTCACTGGTTATTTCATCAGATTGTGCAAAAGCTTTGGAATATGATATGGTTGATATTGTAACCGTGAATGTTTCAAAGAAGTCGTTCCTGTTAAACCGTTATGGTAGAAATGGTGAATATAAACCATTCCCGAATATCGGTGAAGAGGTGCAAGACAATATTCTGTGTTCCATTCGTGAGAATTCTTATGTATCATCTGTTGCAGAAGCTTCCATCCCACATATCAATGATACAAAATATTTCTCTCACGGTATTGTCGCGGATATTGATATCTTCACCAATGTCGAGGTTGAGAATGAACAATTCAACATGTATCTGTCACAGATTCGGAAATGGTATTCAGATATTTACGCATACATCTCCACTGTTATTGCAGATCCCTATCAGGATGATACATCGTTGCTGGATATTTATCATCAAGCGGAAAAGTATTTGAATTCATCTACATGGGTTACAAAGGAATATATTGCAGACACAATTATCAAGTTCACGATGTTGCAACCCATGAAGATAGCGGTTGGACAGAAGGTCGTTGGACGTTATGGAAATAAATCCGTTATATCCAAAATCATTCCAACAGAAGATATGCCGAAAACAGATGATGGACGTCCGATTCATATGTTGGCAAACGCATTGGCAGTTCCGAACCGTATTATCGCGTTCGCAACATATGAAGGAAGTATGACATTCATGATGGATCGAATGAATCAACATATTGCAAAAATGCATAATGAAGATGCATCCGATGATGAGATTGTTGCAATCACTTCCGATTTCGTTCGGATCTTTAATCCAGAGCAAGCTGATGAAATTGATCGGTTATACAAAGAATCTCCAAATGATGTCATTAATGATATTATGGAACACGGAATCTTCATTCAGATCAAACCGTTCAATGAAGTATGTATTCGTGATGCTATCTTGGAATCATATAAGAAATATCCAGAGATCATGAAACCATATAAGATTTACACAAAGCTTCATAAACGTTGGATTGAAATGGATGAAGAATGCCCGGTCGGTTTCCAGTACACATGGGTATTGAAACAGGAGCCTTCTAAATCGTTATCCGTCATATCGACAGGTCGTACCACGTTATATGATCAACCGGTAAAGACACATCAGTTCAATAAGAATCTTCGTCATTATTCTGATAACCCTGTGAAGTTTGGTGAATATGACACTTATAATTTCCTTGCAGGTGTTGGTGTCAAAGACTTCTCCAAGATCACAACATATTTCCGCGGATCTCAATATGAAGAAAATTCTATGTTGATGTCACAGTTGAACGACATGGGTTTGGATATGTCCAAGTACAATCAATTCCCACAATTGGATAATTTTAAGAATACGCTCAAATTTATGGGTATCGGATTACGTCCAGATATCTTCGGATATTCTACGATTGGTTCGTTCGATAAAATATACGACGTATTGATTAACAATGTGAAGATCGATGTTTCCATTCCGGAACTTCGATTCTATTTGATCCTGCACTCATACTTCTTAAGGTATCAGATGGATCATCCGTTTGTTGATATGGGTGAATTTTATCATATGATTGATGAAACCGATTTATTCGAAGGATGTACGCGTGATTATGTTGAATCCATATATGAGCGATTCACACAAATTTTACCAATACTGCAACAACTCAAGCAATATACCTGATCTTCGGAAGAAGAAATGAATGTCAACAGCATTGTGTATATATGGGGGCGAAAGCCCCCATATACATTTATTTTTTTTTTAGAAGATTTGATTGACATCATAGAAGAAAGATAAATCCGCAATAGATACTGTTTCTTCTTGACGTTGAGGCATTCCACCGGCATAATCAGAACGTTTGTATCCATATTCATCCACACCGGTTTTTCCAAATGAATTTGACGGATCCCGAGACAACATTTCTCTCAACAATTGATTCTCATATGCATCTGGATTTGCATATGGAACAATGTTGTTGATCTGTTCTCTATCGATCGCTTTATCGTATTCATTGACAACTTGTTTTGCTTTCTGGAATGTACATTTGGATTTCTCAATTCCGAAACGTTCAATTTGATATCCATAATACAGAACATACAATACGTGGTTGTATGCCATGACCATATCGTCATGATATCCTTCAGCAGCTTCAATTTTGCCATTCTTACCACGTATCAAATTCGTGATATCTTTTGCAAGATACTTTGATAACAAAAGATGTTTATAATCATGCACATGTGTTTTCAACAAATCGAACATGTTTTTTCGAATGGTTGGTGTAACATATGTACCGATATATCCTTTTTCTTTTGCCTTTCTGATAACGGACATCTCGGTTGTTTCCATTTTGATCGCATTCTTTGCCATATCCAACTGTGGATCATGATAGAACCGATGTTCCAATTTTGATTCTTGCACGAAATCAACGATCGCTTTACCAATGGAATTTGTTTCTACACAGAATATACCACGTGGAATAAGCTTTGCGACTTCGGTAATGATTCGCATCAGATCCAATGCACCAATATATGGAGACGTCAATTCACCAACAACTTCTAATGTGTATGGTTGTACGACACACAATGTTGTATTATCTCCATCACCGCCGGCAGCAACGTCGACACCAATCAGATATGGAATATTGATATCAAAATAAGGTGTATCCGAAGTAATGTCGGATTGAATGATCAGATGATTATACGTATACAGATGGAATTTCTTTAACAAGAAAATGTCATGATCCGGTTCTTTCGTGTTATTGATAATATAATCAATGTCTTCTTGTTCAAACAAGACGGAACCAGTACCACGATATCTTTGTAACAGAACACCACGACGATACTCATCCATTCGATTCAAACGAACAGCTTCGTTATATTGCATCCGTAACCATTTTTCATCCTTACGAAGTTGCCTATAATTGAATTCAATATACAACATCGTGACTGGTTGTGGTGTTCCATTTTCATCCATGCGACTCATACCGGCGAAATATTGAATCAATTCATCTTCGGTTAAATCATACAGCTGCTCAGAAAATGGTGGAGTCAAATTGATCATGTGTTCCGCATCTCTACCTGTTTCTGTCTCAGGGTCTCCAGGTGTCGATAAAAGCATGACACATGTACGTGTTCCGTGTGCTGCACCAATTTCACGACCAGAGATAATAGCAGGCATGGCACCTTCCATAACTGATGATACATAAGCAACGTATTCGAACTCTTCGATCATTGCACCGAATACGGTGAAACCACGCATCTTGTCTTTTGCCTTGACTTTAGAATCCGCTTGAGAAAGAATTGTGATGGACGTGTTATGTTCATCATATTTCAATGATTTCGTTCCTGGCAATTTGGTTCGGCCAAACCATGGATTCATATACGGCGGTAATGCACAAATATAATCACGCAACATTTCCGCAGATTCCAAGCACCGGTCTTGACGTATGTGCATCATAGGTATCTCGACATTCTGATATTCGAATATGAACATGTATTCCAATATCAAAGTACACCATGTTGATTTATGTGTCTGACGAGGTTGAACCAACATGAAGTCGATACTGTGTATGAAACACCATACAGCGGCCAATGAAGCACGTGATAAGATAGGTTGTACAGAACCAGTACCACGAACAGGAACACGAGCAACTTCTCTAAAGAAGAACCATGGATTCTGTTTACATTCAACACAGAGTCTACCAATCTCTTCTGGAGAAATATCTTTTTTATATGGATCGATATCTTGTACACCAAGATTTGGATGTTTGACTTCCAACATGAAATACCAATTCTTGATACCGAGAGTTTTTAACTCTTGGGCTGTTAATAAGAATGATGTATTCTTCGTTCCAAAGTCATAGAATTTCGATCCAATCTGGATAATATTACTCATTGAAAATAGTTCACTTCCTTACATGTGAGAGATGGTTAACTCGTTTGTTTTCTATGCTACAGCGTCTTATCAAAAAAAAAAGAAAAAAAAAGAAGGGTGTGGTTGCACGCCCACGCCCTTCTTTTTGATTATGCCATCTCGATTATCGGCTCTTGCACCTGAACGCCGAGCCTGGTGAGGTATCCCTCCCAAACTCCAGCGTCCTCATCGAGGACTTCGGCCTGTGCAGTGCAGACCAAAATGGCTGTAATTTTTGACACGGCCTTAACCTTCTTCGCCACTGGAAGGTCGCAGAGACTATCGACGAATGTTGCGACTTCCATGGGATCGGCGATTTCGAAGATTTGATTGATGTCGATCTGTCTGCCGACAATGCGGCAGACATCTTCATATGCACGATGTGCATTGAGCCGAGCGGTTTCCGCCGTTTGTCTGCGCTCGTGATACACTCGCAGACAAGTATTTTGGCGACTGCGCAGCTTTGCGCGATCAATTGCTTCTTTCACCGTGGATGGCTTACGACCCTCTTTGTTTTTAATGCTGTCGATCTTTTCCCTAGCATTATTCTTGAAATTGTTAAAGCTGTCTTTAATGTTTTTCATTTTAATACCTTCACTTTCTCCGGCTTTATCGGCAGCCGGTACCATCAAAAATGTTTATTTTTTATCGAATGGAATTACTCTATCATTCATATATCTCCGCTATCACCTGGGATATTTGAATGATGGATTCCTTCTATTCATATTAATTATATATATATGAAAAATGAGAATCATAATCATATGGGGGCTTTCGCCCCCATAATCATAATTCGGAATCCGGAGTGTCACGAATGGTGTATTATGCACGATTTTTCATAGGAGGAAAAATATGCCATGGACAGCCGTTGCACCCGCACGCAACAACAGGTTTGGGCCCCTGTAACGAGAGAGGATTGTAAACCACTCCGGATTATAAAAACGTTAATACAATGCAATGCGGGGCGAAAGCCCCGCATCGTTGTATCATTCCATCATAAAGCATGTCATATCATTTATGCAACATATTGGAGGTACCTTGATACATTGCAATCATGATGTATACACTCGTGCACAAGTGTAATCACCCATGGATATATGGAATTATTATAGAGTCTATCAACACATGATTCTTGGTAAACGTTTCATATCCTGTTTTGCTCCAGGATAATATGGAATCAATAAACGTCTCTTTTTACCCCAGTTTGTGATAGCGCCTGCTTGTTTCACATAATCACAAATGTCGATATAATACGTCTCTTTCCCTCTATCTCTAAGTCGGCCGAAAATCTGCTCACCTATGATCGAAGAAGAATATTGGTCAAAGTTGACGACTACACCTAGATTCGAAACATCAACACCAGTGCCCATAGACAATGATGTTGATAGAATAAAGTTTGATTCGAATGCTTCTTGTCGTACTTTTAGAGGCATAGAACCATCGACTTTTGCGAATGTATATTTGCTAAAGAATGGATCATTCTTCATTGCAATAAGAACCCGATCAATGATTGATATCAGTGGAACAAGAAGCAATATCTTTCCGTCATAATTGATAATCGATTTGGCTCGTTTCATCAATGTGAGAATATTATTGATGAAAGGTTGTCCTCCGCGATAATTCATAAGCATATTATAATATGAAGCACGGATTAATCCTTTCTTGCCATATTTGAAATACTTCTCACAAAGCTTTGATGATGGGAAATAGTAAATATCCTGAAGATACACTTGGACATATTCTTTCTGATACTCTTCGTATGAAGAATTTCCAATGAATCGTTCTGCATCGGATAAAGCTCGATTCAGAATCCTATCCTCTGAAGGATCCGATCTACCCAATGTTGCTGATAAATACCAATTATGTTTGATATTACACAGAGCATCAAATTTCAGAATACCTTTCAAATGAAGGTGTGCTTCATCGATAACCTTAATTCCGAATGAAGATTTATCCAGTGTCTTCAGCAGACCATTCCAATCATCTCTGAGTGCTCCTTCCAAAGAAGATATTGTAACAACACAAACTTTCTTGTCAGGAGCATCCCATATCTTTGTTGCGATGTCATTCTTATCAATACCGAGTTCAACGATATTGTCAATCCACTGATTCTTCAGCAGAGAAGTTGGTGCAACAATCAATGGTTTCAAACCGAGTTTTGCTGCAGAGTATAATGCAATAAACGTCTTTCCAACTCCGGGCTTGAGTTCAACAGTGATTTTATCAGATGATGAAGTTGTCATCATTTTGATACAATCCTCTTGCAACCTTGATCGAGGTTCACGATTCATTGCCAAAGAAATCTTTTTTGGTGTCGGAACCTCTTTTGTGGAATTGATTTTTAACTTCTGAATCTTTGGATTATTTATTTTCAAGAAGCCAGAAGTAATGTAAATGACATCGTGTTCATGACCCAGAATCGGTTTATGATCTGGGTCATCTCCGCTGTATACAAAGAACTCTCTCAATGGATTCTGGAGAGAAAAGTATTGAAGCACAAGTTGCTTCACTTCAGGTGTTGATTCACGAATAATCAAACCTGTTGTAGTCTTTTCGATATTCATCATGAATCATTACACCTCCTCTTCTCCTTCTTCCGGGACATCAGCATCATCGATCAAATTCTTCTCAGGAATTGTTTCTTTGAGTTTCGTTACATTTGCGGCTTTACGAGCCTCATTTGCAATCTTCTCACATTCCTCCACATCAATGGACGGGAGATACTTTGCAATCAATCCCTTCTTGAATTCTCTCATGATTGGTGATTGTGGATCTTCTTGATCTCCTCCGCCATTCTGTTCTTCTTTTGTCATCAGAACCTTTGACATCAATTCATAGAATGCTTCGAAGTTTGAAATCATATCCGCAGTAATAGACAATGTCTTTGCTGATGGCATGCGGAACATGAATTTCAAATCTTGTAATATCTCTGGATCAATATCAGTTTCCCATCTTAATATGACTCGATACAATCTGGTGATGTCACGATTGAAATCGATCTTACAAGAAGAAATAAAACTCGTGAATCGTGTATTCGCGAGTTCGGTTTCCTTCGAGAATTCGATTTCTGTAACTCCACCATTCTGAACCATGATTGCAGGAACTGGTGTGGAATTGATTGCTTCCGCACGCAAGTTATCCATGAATTCATTATTGATAGGAGCTTCCGATGCAGGAATCGTTTCGATGTTGATCGGCGGTTCATTGTTTGCACCTGTTGGCATAATCAATTCTGATCCACCTGATACTTTTGTCATGGATGATCTGTAATTGAAAATGTCATTGGTTGTCACACGTCTTGCGGCAAACTTTCTCATTGTCTGTTGTACAAATTGCTTATAATTCTTATCAATACCGGATGAACGCAGATTGTACACACGAATCGCAGAATTATTGATTTGGAATAACAATGAATACAGCTTCAAGAACATGTACATTCTCGCAGTAACCAAACCGCCTTCCAACATGGAATGACCTTTTCCTGCACCATCTTCATTGATTGTGCACTGACAAACATGTTCTGCCGGAATATAAATGAAACGCATCATGGCTTCATTGAATTTATGTGCTTCCAAGATTGCGACAATCTGCTGATGCAATGATGCATTATCACGCATAAATTTCAGATTAAAGTTATTCACAATCTTAGATGCAATCTTCTCACAGAACAATCTGTCGGGAGAAAAAGTATCATGTCCAACAGAAGGAGAACGAAGTGTATATCCAGATAATCCGGAATTTTTTCTTTCACCGGCTTCATCAGGACGTGTCAAGTCGGAAATATAATAGTAACCGATGACAGTACGATCAATACGAATCGGAATCAATTTCGTTGCCGGAAGAATCTTCAGATAAACACCTTTGATGTTTTGGAATTCTTTAGAGACATTGGAACTATCAATGACTCCATCATTTGCCATGACAGTTTCAAATATCGTATTTGATTCCTGGACAAATTTTGTATCCTTATATTTCAAATCATACGCACGTTTCAAATCATGTGCGGATTCTTCAATAACAGGAAGCGCAACATCTTCTTCGATGTAATGAATATTCTTTGCAACTGATTCCAGATAGTAATCGATTTCATTGTCATATTGCTCACGGAATTCTTTGTCTTCATGATTTATGGGTTTGGAATGATAGCCCGGTGCACATTCAATGATTTCAGCTTCTGTGAACAATGACGCTTCTTCCATTGTGACTTTTTGTTTCTTCCCTTTGGTTTTTGCAGATTCCTGAATGATGGTGTCTTTCAACGATACTTCAATTGCAGATTCACCATATCCATATCCATAACCCATTAACGAAGAAGAATTTTCAAACATACTCGCAACGGAATTTCTTGGATCACGTTTTTCACTTGCATGAAGTCTGTACTTATACAAATCCTCAAAAACTTTTGCATATGGGATTGCATACAGATAACCTTCACCATAGAAGAGCGTATTATACACAACATGATTCTTGATGATGCTGTGTAATTTTAATTTATCTTCCACAGCTTCGATCTTTGACATCGTTGTCTCTTGTTCTACTTCGTTCATATTCGTTTTGTCGAACACGATTGTACGAGCCAAAGTACCATCAACTGTATCAGCTTCACAAATGGCATCACGTGATACAATCAATGCATTGTACCATTCCGGAATTTGGGATACAACAAGATCCAAATCTTGACGCAGAGCAATATCTGCAATTGTTGTTACCGGAAGAAAAGCAGCATCTGTCAATTCTTTTGGCAACATATCCAATGACAACTTTTCATTGGAATCGGGGAATTTCATGGTAGCAATCTTTTCCACAAATGAAAGATCTGTAGAAAGATTATACTTCTTCAGAATATTAGAAATGGTGTTTGATAACTCGTCTTTTGACATAACGAGATCTCCACCAGTTATATCATTCATTAGACCATGAATCAGTTCTTCTTCTTTGGATTGCTGTTGAGCCATTTGATATCACTTCCTTTCTATATTAATATTGCATGGTCATTTCAAAACGTTTGTTCGCAGACGGAACCCATTCATTCGTAATGCCGGAATTCATAACTGCATCCAAACGTTCATCAACATGGTGCAATGGAATGAATCGCAGATTTGCTTGTACGAGTTCTCGTCCAGACGATTTATATGCCCATGGATTCACATCACCAGATACTTCTGTCGTGATATACGGTGAACCGGTAAACATACTTGCAGCGCCAATATAATTCTTCAGTCGGGGTGATGTTGTGTTTGTTCCACCCTTACCATCTTCACGATATAAGAATGGGATCGAATCACGTAAATATGCTGCAACATTATCACGCATCCTACCAGTGCTATCAACAATACCTGCATTGAAATTAAATTCAACCAGATTCTTGAACAAGTTTTCTTGTTTATATTGATATTGAAATGTTGCGTTCACATTGGCAGTTTGTGTTAATGCCGAATTGCTTGCATTGGATAATAATGCGGAAGAAATATTCGTTGGATACACTCCATAATATTTACACCAATACAGAATCTTTGATCCCGTTTCATTGGTGATGATATCGAATATTGACGCACAGTATTCCAATGCTCTGTCATACGGGTGTGTCAACATAAATCCACCAGCTCCGGTACCAACTCCAGAAGCTTCTGGGAATCCGTTGATTTGTGCATAATTGTTGAACGGTGGGAAGAATTGTCCTGTACGACGTTTATGAATATACAACATCCATATTCTCAACATCTCATACACATCCATATATTTATCATCCATGAATTGGAGATCAAGTGTTCCGCCAACATTTGTTGTTAGGTTCTTACCAGGAATGACGGTTGCTCCGCGAACACTCTTTGTCATCGTATCAACCAGATTGATTGTATTTCCTCCGGCATTCAAACCTTGAACACGATTGCTCAACAGGAAATTCCAGTTTGCATACGATGGAGCAGAAGCATTACCGGTAACATATACCGGAGACAACATCTGAAGAATATGCGGAGCTCTTTCCAAACATGTATTCATATCTTCATCTTGAGCAGCCTGCAAAGATGGACGATCCATAGAAGACATGAGATAACATTCTGGACGTGTGATAAAGATATAACGAAACGCTTTTCTGTGTTCGACATCTGCAATCGGAATTCGTGTTCTATTATAACACGACATAATTACATTTCGTGCGCGTTCCGGATATGATCTCGTGAATGTATGTAACGGAGATATTGGAACTTCGGGCGTTGCATTTCTCTCATCTGTCGCTTTTCGTACTTCAATTGGTTCTGGATGCATTGGATCATCAATGCCGTATTCTGCAATAGAAACACCCTTCTCGGCATTCTCTAATCCATAATCCATGATTTGACGTTTTGCCGGATTGTTTTCCGGATTCACAAATGTAACCGCAGCACGGAATTGATACAGAAAATGATCATTTACTTTTCCATACTCATTTCCGGGTGTAGCAGAAGCACCCATCTTGTATTCAGCGGGATATTCATCGGTTGCTTTCTCTTGTAATGGTTCCAATGATGGTTTGCTGGTGATATGCATATTGGGCATTTTTGCAAACTGAACTTGTCCAACCTTTTCGGCTTGAAACCATCCAAGGTTTTCATGCATATGCCATGCAGGTCTGATCGCAGCATTTTGAATGACCGTCCTATACAAACCACCAGTGGATGAACGAACAATTGGGAAGTTGCCTTCTTCAGGACTGTAATACAATTTGTCCGGTTTATACGGTGGATAGATGTTTAAATTCGTGCCATTATAATATCCAGCCATCGCATTTGCAACATCAGCCGGACTTGTTCCATTTCTGGTAGAACCCGTGGCAACGATCTTTGTTTCCCTTTCAATAATATGCGATGGATTTGATGATTCGGAAACCAAATCAATTCGAGCACCTGGATCGATTTTAACAGCTCCCGTTCCTCTTCTGGTAGAATCTGTGGCAACGAGCTTTGTGTCCTTTTCAACAGCCTGATCGGAAAACAAATCAATTCGAACAACCGGAGCGGTTTTACCACCTCTTGTCGTACCCGATGAAACAAGATCCACTTCCATTGTTGTCGGTTTGAAAGGATTAATTGGATCCATATTTATCAGCTCCTTTAATAAGTAACACGCATGCTACTCAGCATAGACACACATTTCTTTACTGTATCAGAAGCGGTTTTATTCAATCCATATGCGGTAAGTTTTGTTTTGTAATTCGAAGAAGTCATCAGTAAGAATAAATACTGAAGATTCTCCAGAGCAAATATCAACGAAATTCCACATGATTGTGTGAAATTCGAAATGAATGTTGCATCCAGATTCTCATATCTCACAGGATTGATTTGTTTGATCAGATTGATCAGATTTCCAATTGCCAATGAAGGCATCGTTTTCACCTCTGTCACAATCTGATCAATTTGTGCTTGTGGTACACGATCTTTCAGAATACGATTGAACGGAATATTCTTTGCATCCATTTTATTTCCATCAATCATACGATAGAAATACGATGTAACATACATCATCGCTTTGGTCAAATTATCTCCTTTCACATAGAGCTTCTGCTCCAAAGGCATAATCCAGAGATAATTATATAATGAACACATCGACAACATGAATTGTCTGTTCAGTAAGAACTGATTCGGCTTTGCACTCAGGCATGCAGCAAGATATGCTGCTTCCATTGCAGCCATCAGATTTGTATACTCCGCAGGAGAGGTCAGATTGGTAACGACCTTATCTGCAAATACAAACGGAGTTGTCTTTCCGTTTTTACCCTGAATGACAATGAACGGTAATACATTCGGAATCTTGGATCTCTCTTTATTGAAGATCAGAACCATTTCACCTGTCTCAAATTTAGAAACAGCTTGTTTTGCTGTCGGTGAACCATTCAAACGAATCAGTGCCATGATATCTTTCATTTCACTTGGTTTCACACGTGCTTCGGGATTGGAAATCTCTGCTCGAACATTCGCATACAAATTGCTTTGTTTATCGAACTTCTGGAAAAGAGAAGATTGAGAAAGACGCGGCAGGTCGACTGCCGCTTCTTGAATAAATTGAATCATAACCATTACCCTTTCTATTTAAAATCATGCCGTATTATATTAGTATACGGGCTTATAAAAGGGTCGATGACCTTTCACATTGAAAAGGAGTGATCATTTTGGCAAATGTGATTTACAATGTCATGTATGAAATAGATAGTACAATATCCATTGGTGTACAAACAACAACAGATCCAATTGTACAACAGATACCTTCATCGGACATTATCTCAATATCCATCATTCATCGTTATGATACTGCAACATATCCGATTATCCGCATGAGATTTTATGCAGATATGGGTGTGGTAGAAAATATCACCAGTGATCCTGATAATGTATATGCCGGATTCCATGCGAATGGTGGTATATATAAAACAGACAAAGATTCCAATACAACATCAAAGGTAGCATCCACAGAATCCCTGATTGTATTTGGAAAAGCTTATATGGAAAATAAGAATCTCCCTGTTTCAAAGATGGATCAATTCAAACAGGGTTTGAGAGATGAAACAAATTTGAATGTGGACTCAAAAGTGGAATTCGAGTTATTTATATATGACGAAGATATCATCCATCAGATGAGACAACGTGTTCCATCTATTTATCGTGATACAACATTAGAAACTGTCTGTCATGATATCATGAATCGCGTTGGATTATCTGAGAACCGGATCCATATCGATCCAGTACATAATCAAAATCGATATAATCAGATTCTTATTCCAAATATGATGTGTATCGAGGCATTCACATTCTTTGAACGATATTATGGTTTATATCGTCATGGTGGAATGTTGTATTATGATATTACACAACATCCATCTATGATGTATTTGTGTGATTCATCTGTAGACAATGGAACAACACTTGTTCCAATCTATGTTCGTTCTGAAAAAACAAATTCTGATGAATCCGGTGTATTCCGTGCAACAAGCACAATATATCGCTTACAAACATATGCATCAAATGCATCTGTATTAACAGAATCTGATATCGAACGGGTATTGAATCCAGAACGTATTGAAGATGTTGATGTACAAGATGCTAGATTTAGATATGCTGACTTAACCCGTTTATTCGATGTCAGTAGCATAGATAAATTGCAAAATCGTATTGAGCAAAAGAACATACTTCACAAATCACCGAAAGATTACATCTCATTTCAGGAAGCTGCAAGAATCAATGAAAAGATAACGCAAATAGATTTATCTGGCGCTGGTTTTGATATTGCTTTATTTAAACCAAATGCTCGTGTGAATCTTGTATTTGAATCTCCGATACGAGGTCTGAAGATTGATGATTCATACAGAATGAAATATGTCTGTCACGTATTGACAAACACTTCTGGAAATTTATTTGTTGCACAAACCGCTATGAATCTATGCACAAATTATGGTATGACTTTTATGGGACGAGAATATTTATAAAAAAAAATAAAATGGATGTGGGGGCAAACGCCCCCACATATATCCATCGATTAATACATTGAAGTGATGTTATTGAAGCGATACTCTTCGCCGATGTTGCCGACAGCATCGTTGTTGCTTTCTTCGCGCTTAACGAATTCATTCAACTCGGATGTGACCTGTGCAAGATCAGGAAGCATCTTCTTCATGTCGATACACGCCTGAACGATCTCCGGAGTCATGTTATTGACCATGCCGAAGAACATCACCTGCTCAACGACCTTGCGAGCATCAAGAAGCATCTCGACATTCTTGCCATCGAACTTCGAATAGATTTCTCTGCCACAGATTTTGCATCTCAGCTTATCATCAGCAGTCTTTTCGAGCTGGCATTCCGGATACGGACTTGATCCATTGAAGATCATATGAACACATGCCTGCTTTTCACGCTTGAACTGATCACCGCGATTATTGGAACCGATCATCGGCTGAGACATCTCGAGCATATGGATCGATGTCATGTCTCTGATAATCGGTTCGAGGATACGATGAACATTGGGGTTGATTTTTTCCAGCATTGTAAACTCCTCCTTATTTGCTATTCACAATCTGCTTCGCCGCTTGAATCAGATTGGGTTTAATGGTGCCGCAGTCCTTGATCTGGATATAATACGGAGAGACATCCGGTTTCACGGATCCGTATGTATATACCAGGAACTGATAACACTTATATGCACCGCCATTGATGGTATCCAGTTTATCGAATACCCAACGCTTCAGAGATTCCAGGAATGCCGTCTGATTCGCAGTCGGCTTCAGCGGAACTTCAGACTTCTTTAATCTCAACGCCGCCATGACAAGCGGATCATATGGTGTGAACTCATTGAAGAGATCTGCAGTAATCGGAAGATCTGAATTCAAAATCTCAGTAATTGTTTCTTGAGAGCTCATAGCAATGCAGGAAGCAATATACAATGCATCTGCGTGAGAGAGATTTCCACAGAACTGTTCGATTGTAATTGCAGTGGAGCCGAGAAGCTTTTCGACAGCGATTTCGATATGCTTAATATTATCAAGAACATCGTCGCTCTCTTCTTTCTTCTCCTTGGAGTCCTTTTTATCGGACTTCTTTCCATCGGTCTTCTCTTTCTTCAGATGATCTTCGACATACTTACCGATGACCTTGGTCAAGAGTGCACCGATTTTTCCGTTCAGGATTGTATCACTTCTTCCGTGCAGGTACTGCATCAAGAATTTGACAAACACCGGATCAAGCGAATGATTATAGAAAGCGATCCAGAGAGCTCTTGCTTCCTGATCGATATCCATATTCGCATGAAGGATCTTGTCCGCGATTCTTGGCATACACTGAACATCGTAAGAATACAATGCTGTGCGGGCTTGTTCCGTGATGGCGAGATTTTCCTGTGGTGTCAAACCTGTCTGAACATTGGATTTCATCATATACGATTCGACACTGTCAAGGAAATTCACATCACCAGGATACATTTGAGAATAGGCTGTTGACATGGCATGTTTCCTCCTTATGATTTTTAGATATTCTTGAGTATTGAATATCGGCATAATTATGTATCTATTCAATTCAAGAATATCTTTGATACATAATTATTCCGTCCAGTTTACGATGCTTTTCGCGCTGTCATCCTTTTCTTTCGATTTCGGTACAGAACGAATTGTCGATTTGCGTTTCATAAACGCTGGACGGGAAGTCTTCTTAATTCCATCAGCAATACCGCCGACTTCATGGAATTCAGAATCAATCTGTTTCAATTCAGCACGAGGTAATCCAGCAACAATCAATGATGCTGTCATACTTTCGTCTTTGTCACAGATATTCCGATATTCATCAAAACGATGTTCAATACGTTGATTGATCTCGGAGAAAACCTCTTGGAAGTCAGTTGTTGCAAACGGGGACTCCAGAGAGTATGCAGCCATCATTGTTGTATTGATGCTGTCTTCTTTACTCCATCCAGGTTGATAACCATGGAGGACTTTCTCAGTGATGAGATGTTTCAGATTTGTGGAACTGGTTGATGTTACTTCAACTGCAATGAATCTTCCTGGTGTTGATAACAGCATATCCAGATCAGAATCATCAATGGAATCTTTTGATGTAGAATGGAAGTGTTTTCCAAGAATCAATTCAATTGCGGTCACAACTTCCGAATTGATCTTTGAATAATCCGCTGTGCCATATTCATTTCTGAATATGCAGTATGTTTTGATTTCAGCCTCTTCCAGTTCCAACATCAGATCCATTGTATTCAGATGGAATGCATCAGGGTCTTTCAGTGAAGGACAAATAATGAATGGAATGATCTGGCAATCAGTTCTCTTGGAGATTGCTTTACAGAGTTCCGGAGCAGAACCGGATCCGGTTCCACCTGCAGCAGAGGTCACGATGATGATTGGAGATTTGGCAGTTTCTGCAAACTTGTATAATTCATCAAATGTACCATTCTGATCATGAAAGTCGAACATTGCCGCACCACGTTCACGAGAACGACCCGAGCCGTTCTTATCATCTGCCATGATTGGTATGTTCGTGATATTGGCTGAGTCTTTTGGATCAGTGTTTGCAACAGAATCAACTGTGAACATTTTGACATCCTGTAATACAGATGAATTTGATGCAGCTTTCACAATCTGTGTTCCGGCATTACCGATACCAATTAAAAGATTGATTGACATAGAAATACTCCTTTCAACAAATGTTGATTGTTTATGATAATGACAGAATCGCCATTACATAATACGTCATGGATGGGCTATTCACCCATCCATGATGTGCCATTATTTCTTTGCATCATCTTTCAGACCCTGCTTAATCGGAGCCAGAGGTGTCAGAATAATCTTATCATTATCGCGAGCGGTAATCGTGAACCAATTATACATATTCACAGGTATATGCTTTTCTCTCGCGATTGTCACACCGGCTGCATAGATCGCAGCCATCAGCGGCATTACAGATGCAGACACCATCAACCAGATTCCATACTTTTCATTGACTTCATTGAATACCTCACGTTCAACCATGTCAATTGTTTCTGTGGAATTCTCAGATCTCCATGCATTATACTTGTTGATCAAATCTCTGTTATAATCAGAACCCGCAACGACATCATGATGACGATTCGTGAAAATCGGAATGAATTCATGATACATTTCCGGTACGATATTCGTTGACTTATCGGATTCTGAATATTCTGTCATGTATTCAATCGTGAATCCACACAGATGTACAGAGAATGAGTCAGTCTTTTGACTGTGAATGAAATTCAACAGTCTAGACCATGTGACGGACCATACGATCGGAATATACGTAAGATCATCAATGGAAACTCCGAACTCTGTACGAAACAATTTTGCCGCAACTTCAGGCAAAGTTGTCGTGAGAATCGGATCGTCTTTGAATGTCTCCATGAAACGCTTCTGCCGATCTGCATAGTTGATGTTACCAGCCATTTTTAATCTCCTCTTTCTGAATAGAATTTTATCGAAATGAGAAAATTTCTCTTCCCGATACATAGCAACCATATATGTACAATAAAAAATTTATTTTTTCTCTCATTTAAATATATAATTTAAATGAAATATAAGAAAGGAGTTCTTCTCATGAGAATTCAATATTTGAAGTTGGTCAATTTCATTGGTGTCAAAGCCGCAACAGGTTTAAATGAAATCGAATTCCAATATGATAGAATTAAACAACCCATCATCCAATTATATGGAAGAAACCGTTGTGGCAAAACCGTTATGATCCAACAACATCATCCGTTTTCATCCATCAATCTGACAGGTGATGAACGAAATGATTTGTCATTGATTATCCCGAATGAAATCGGATTAAAGAATATCGTATATGAAGTAAATGGCCATGTGTATAATATCACACACACCTATCGACCAACCGGGAAATCACATACTGTCTCCACGTCGATTGTGATGGATGGAGAAGAATTGAATCCCAGTGGTGGTGTCACAACAGGCAATACCTTAATCGAAAAGCATCTGGGTATAAATAAGTATATATTCCAATTCATAATTAACGGAACGAATTTGACGTCATTTTCAGGCATGGGTGCAACACAACGAAAGACATTGTTAAACAAAGCCATGGGAATCGATATCTATGATAAGATTCATAAATTAGCGACAGATGATTATCGTTTTACAAATAAACTGATCACATCTCTGAATCATACCAAAGAATATCTGTTACAAACGTATGGATCATTCGAGACGTTGTTTGCAAAGTTGGATGAAAAGCGTTCTCAAAAAGAAAAGATGGAATATGAACTGCAAACACTGAAATCTCGTAAGGATGCTTTATCCGGAATCATTCACACATTGCGCCAACAGAATGTCGATGCAGAATTATCCCGTGTCATGAATTCAATTGGTGAATATAAATCAGCAATTGATTCGATTGGTGGTTCTTTGGATCCGTCTTTACATGATACTTTGGTCGAAGCTCAGATTCAAAAGAATAAAGAGATATCAGATAAGAATGCGGAGTTACAAATCATATTCAAAGAGATTGATGATACATATGACAAGATGCATAATATTGAAACAGCAATGATTGAGTTTAAACAAATCAAAGCGGATAAAGAACGAATGGAACAAACCATCGATTCTTTAAAGAAACAGATTAATGAGATTACGATTGAGACAGATGTTCAGATGTCGTCTCAATATCTGTTTAGTATGTTATCTTTGGCACAAGCAATCAATTCCACCTGTAAAGAAATTACATCGTCTTTGAATCAGAATCATATGGATATATTCATTCAAATGATTGATCATGATATTGATATTTCCGCGTTCTTAATGCAAGAAGGTGCATCATTGATGGATTCTGAAAAAGAGAAGACGATGATATCTCATATTCGTTCCATGATGTTGAATGTCTCTGGTGATATTCCAGACAATGAAAACCCCTGTATCATACAAAATTGTCTGTATCGAAACGTCTATGAGGCATTCAATACTTACTTCAAATCATATCAATCCAAATCAAAAGGAAAGTTCACACAATATGATTTGGAACAATTCGATCATGCATACAAGAATATTCTGACAATTAAGAGATTGATTAATATTGACATTGATTCACAATTACGAAATCTATTTGATATCAAAAATATGATGCATCGCTGTAGACAGGGTGAATCAGGAATTGATGTGGATTATATCAAATATCTAATAGAAGAAGCAGCAAAATCAGAAACTCGTACGAAGTATATCCAACAACTACATGAAGCGGAACAAACATACAGTATGATGAAAGATCAGATATTCACAGATATTGATGAGAACGCCATCGATACATTGAAACAAAAAGTTGAATCATTAACAGATAAACGTGAACAGATTACCAGAGATATTAAATCAATTGAATATGAATTGAATGATATTGATCGGAAACGACTCATGATATCCAATATTCAGAGAATTGATATCACACAACTGGAACGTTCACGTTTACAATTAGAATCGTCTGTTCAGAAATTAAAGAATGCGGAAGAAGAATATCAATCCGTGTATGCACAATATCAAGGATTATATAATCAATCGTCTATCATCACGAATGATTTGGATATATTAGAGAAAGCGGTGGATCAATATACAAAAACAACAACAGAGATTGAACAACATTTATCCAATGATTCAACATTTAAAGCGATTGCAGAGGCAACATCATCTACAAAAGGAATGCCAGTAATTGCAATCCGTGACACAGTTGATCGAGCGATATCAACAGCAAACAAATTATTGAACGTCATGTATGATGGTGAGATAGAATTATTACAACCGATCATTGATGAAAGTCAATTCTCACTCCCATTCAGATGTAATAATAACAGATCTCAAGATATCAGATACGGTTCTCAATCAGAATCAACATTGTTATCATTGGCTCTGTCATTATCATTATCATCATCCATGACGTCTTATTCTGTACCATTGGTTGATGAGATTGATGCATATCTGGATATGTCTATCCGAGATAGTTTCATTCTTATGTTGGAATCTATGATGTCTGTTCTGGGTATGGAACAGATGTTTCTGATATCTCATAATCTTCAGAAGGATCAATTCAATCATATCGTATATACAGTTGATATTTCCGAAATCATTCAACAGAAAGGAAGTGAATAACATGCCAACTGTCATGCCATTGAAAGGAACCGTTGATGGGTATTATTATGAATTCATACAATTAAACCCGGGAAGAACGCAATATATGCTAACGTCACCTGCTGGAACTCAAGTAATGGTAACTTGTTATTCTCCGGACGAAATCAGACAATTGACTTCCGATCCTGCCAGTTTCTGGAAATCTCATGTAAATACTCAATAAAATATATGGGGGCGAAAGCCCCCATATGATTACTTTTTTGATATTTCATATATATATTATTAATATGAATAGAAGGAAAGGTAAATCTTACTATGCCTTTCTAACGTTCAAATATTGAAGGGGTATCGCGGCTATGCACCCCATTTAAGCAGCCGCAGAAAAGGAGAAAGCTATGTTTACCAACAATCAGAACAACCAGATCAATCTTTCCGAAGAAGATATCGCGATGTATCGCGAGATCCGCAAAGAGAAACTCAAGAAAGCGGCGAAGAACGTCCTGTTCGCGGCACTTGCTGCAGGCGCCGGTATCGGCGTCTATAAGCTTGTGAAAAGCCGCGAAGACGAGAAAGCGGCAGCAACTGCTGACGGTGACGTCGGCACGACCGACAGCGATGTCGAAGAATTCGTCGCAGCTGCGACGAATATCTCCACCGATGCCATGTGGGGGTGATCCACATGGCAGACATCATTTACGCTGGAACTGATATCATTGACAATCCGCTCACTGATGATAGCGGACTTGATATCGAAGAATTTCTGATCGAGGCCAGCCGTTGGCTGACCTCCTTCAGATAATGGAAAGGAGGACCATTATGTTAGCGATAGTGTTAGGACTCGCGACAACGGCAATAGTATTCGCTGCCGAAAAGGGAATCGATAATTATGTCTGCGCCCGAAAAGCAGAAGCACGGTGCAGATACGATGCAGACGAGTTCGAAGACGACGATCTTTTCTGCGAGGAGACAACCCCTCCTCCGCAGGAGAGATATCACGGACATGTTTGCCCCGACCTTTTTGGTCGTATACAGAAAGTTCAGGACGAACGCCTTGCCGAAAGCATCCGGCAAGGACAGGAACTCGAAGAGCTCCAAAAACCTGACATCGAGAAGTCTGAAGACAAACATGAAGAAACATATGTCGACATCCCGGAAGACGTAATTGATCACGTATTCAAGGATGTCAAACCTCAGGAATCCACTGATGAAGAAAAGCCTGCAGAAGAAGAAACCCCTACTCCCGAAAGGGATGAGAAGGGTCGCTTCAAAAAGAAGGAGGGATAAAAGAATGGGGCGGCACAAACCGCCCCTTCTTTTTTTTTTGTTTTTTTTTTATAAATAGATTCTGACTTGATATGAATCCCCATGTTCATAAAATGAGAACACAACCTTGTCATCATCCCCAGGAAGATTATCCGGGAATTTGGTAACCCGTTTTCCGGTATCGAATATGATGTCATACCCCAATTCCTTGACTTTTTTGTATGCTACACGGCGTCGAACTTGCATTTCGTCATGCACTCCAGTCAGACCCAAATCACCGGTCTTAAATTTATTTAATGCATGAGAAGCATCATGTAATGTCAAAGAATCTCGAACAACCATTCTCAATGTCAAATGTGCACGTTCATCATATAAACGTAACATATTTGAATTACCACCATTATCCCATAATCCATCAAATAGATATACAAATTCTTCTTTAGCATATTCTACCATATAGGATTTGAAATAACCGATAACTTCCTTAAGAATCTTGAAGTAATTCTCCAAACCAATGGAAGCAAATTCCAATCCTCTCAATGAAGCATTTGTATAAGATTCCAATGATTTCACGAGAGAACGGAGAATGATCAATAAGCTATCGGAGTCAGTCTTCAATGTTACGAGATACCGATACATCTCAGGATCATTTCTGTATAACAATGCTTCAAATGTTCTCGGACCCATGATACTGTTTCCGAGATCCATTGATACTTTATCGTGTATGACTTCCTTGTATACCGTTTTTACATTTGGAGAAATATTTGAATTCTCCAATGCGTCCGAATGATATGCTCGTAAAGCCGCATCAAATGCATCAACAAAATTATCTTCCTGGAAATAGAATTTACCATCCACCAATTCCAATGCATAAACATCTTCATTCATAATGTCATAGATTGAAATCGGAACCTCTTGATTGTTATATTCCACAGTAAAGTCAACGGCATGTGGTTCAAAGAATGATTTCAATGATGAGAGTTCATATTCAGAAAGACTGTATGTTTCCTTTAAGAAAGCATCTGTATCAATTGCACCATCATCAAACCAATTTCGTTCTGGATCAACCAAGAACAGATGATTGAACATATCGGTGACTTGACGATATTCATCTATTGTTCTACTCTCTTGAAGCTTCTGTTCCAGATAGTCATAAACTTTCCGAACATTACCCATGAGAGACTCACCAATATTATTCTCTGTCCGATTGAAGATATAATCCAAATCTGCAATAAACTGCGGAATCTTCGTGTCAACACCATCAACAACCATGTTTGTTTCGTTCGTGATTCCAAGACCAGGGGAAAGAATGTAATCCATTTTTGGAACTTCATTTCTCCAGAATTCAGCGTCGGTTTCTCTCAAATCAAAATTGAATGATGATACCTTGAAAGGTTGACCCGGTTTCAATGGATTCGGCGCACCATCTTCTTCACGTGTCACATCTGGATAGTCCACAGGATCATAGTATTTCAATCCATTGAATAACATGTCGATACAATCCGGAGAACCCTGATAATCTCCGTTCGGTAAATACAAATCTCCACGAAGATGATCTCCTCGAACAGTCTTGATACTCCAATTCATCAGAATTTCCAGAATCAAGACTGTTTCAAATATTGAGAGACTGCTCTTTCCATTCAGATTCAGATTCAACGCAATATTGATATGCTCTGTTTCATATCGATTGTCTAATAAACCACGAATCAGAATCACACATTGCCAATAGATATCTACCATCGAAAGATGTGTGGATAATTGAATATACTTTGAATTTGATAACGTGTAATTCATTGTATATAACATTCTTTCCACTTCTGGTGTATCCCACCATCTTGGATCACCTGTGGCAATTTCTTTCCATGGATACGATGTAGAACCTTCTTTGAACTTAAAATATGAAACATTCTCATCAGTTGTACCAAGCCGACGAAATACAATTTCTTGTACAGGAACACGATTTCCCGATTCATCTGTTGTATATTTCGGAAGACCGTTTTCGAAGACTTGTTGTTTCACCATGACAAGTGTGTAGATATCGGTATATTCATAACCAATCAAATCTTTGACGCGATATACAATGTTCGTTCCTTTATCCATTAAAATCAACCGGAATTGTTTCAGGAATGAGATCATATCCGCACCTTCCATAATGACGGAAGGAAGTCCATACAACATGAAGAAATCATTTGCTGTTGATTGATTCATGTAGATCATAGACGCAGATTTCTTCATCAGTTCATTCAGGCAGGAGCCAATTGTCATATAGATTGTCAAGAAGCGAATGAATGAATTATAATTCGCGTAGATATCTGCGAAGTCACCACGCAATGCGCCGTAAATATATTGACGAACTTCGAGATATTGATTTGTGAATAGATGAACAAGATCAGATTCAACCGATATATTTCCGAATACTGGATGAGATCCCGTCAAAGCATTTGTGTTGATCTTCATGATTTCTCCATCACGTGCTTTACGAGACACTTGAATCGGAATTGAACGAGATCCCAGATACTTCAGATATTTATGTTCCGGATACTTATCCAGCATCTCTTTGTAGTAATCCGTGTTCATAAACAATTCTTGATATTTTACCGGCATTTCATGAATTGCTTGATTGCGTTCAATTGCTCCTGTATTCTGATAGATATCAAAGAATTCATCCGGGATTGTTAAAATGTATTCCGGTTGAATTGTATCTGAACCTTGGAACGGTTTACCAGTTAATGCAACATAGTATGGGTTTTCTTCCACATATGTTGCTATCATTGTCTCACGGGCTTCAGCCAACATAATATTCTTGACGTTGGTTGGGATGAATTGGGGATTCTCTACGTAATATGGAATCTTTAATTCATCAACACCGTTCTCCAATAACAACTGGTATGTGCGTTTTTTGTCATATGCATATGTTTCAAATTTATCTTGCTGAAGTATGGCATTACAATACATATCGCCTTTCAGCTTCATTGCAAGTGTTTCATATTTATCAGCTTCTTCTTTGTCTTTGAATTCTGTATTCGTAACAATCATCTGAAGCTTCAAAAGATATTCCGCCATTGGATTTCTCTTTTGGCGTTTCTCCAATTGAAAGTTTTTCACGGTATGACCTCCGTTCTTAAAATAGTTACGAATTCGTTTTCAATGTGTAATAAACAAAAAAAAATGGGAGGGTTAAACCCTCCCATTTTTCATGTGATATTCGAGAAGTCTTCTTCTACTTGATTATCATACAATTGAATCATTGGATCAAATGCAAACATGTTCATATCCCATTGCTTCATCAGATCTCGACGCGGATCATTTCCACCAATTGAATCCATGATTCTTCCGATCAACATTCGTTTCATATGTTCCTTTGTATAATTTCCAGGAGGAAGTTGATCATCCGGGAATAACACATGATGTGCATGGAACAGATCCTCGATTGTCAAATCATCAGAACCAAACAATGCTTCCAGATTATTATATCCACTACCCGTAATACTATCTGCCATTAATCGCACATTCTTTACCAGATGCATATCCCGCAGCCACTGAATATGTTTTCTTGCATATTCTTTGTCTCCGACATATTGAATCTTTCCATGTGTGAATGGACGATATTGTGGATCAATGAACGTAATGTCAGCACCGAATAATTGAGACAGATATGAACAGATAATATCCCCGAAGAATTGACACCCGTAATCATCTGCCATGATCAGAATTTGTAAACCATTTCCATTTAATCGTTGCTGAAAGATATCTTGATATACAGAAATTTGTGTATCGGTGTTCTTCAGATGATTAACAAACAATTCTTCCGGTGTGGAATAATCGTTCTTAATGGAAGCTGCTACCATTCCGAAATACGGAGCAGAATCAAATACACGAGTATAGTGTATGAAATACTGATGCATTCCTCGTCTCGCTTGCTTATTAGAGAAATCCAGACTTCCATGTTCAAATGTCAGATTTCCACTTTGATCAAACACAGGAAAGTCATCACCGAATGTTGGATGATATCCGGAAGCGGGTTCAGCCTGATCAACAAGGAAATAGTTTGCATTCAATAATGTCTCCAGATCCATCATTTGAGATACGATATTCAGAAAGACTCTTCTTGAACAAAAGATCATATCATCACTCCTTTCTGAATAATGATGTATATCTCGTGATATTATTTATACTCACAGCACAATCCCGTCTGTGCACTGATGATGATTTCCAGACGTTTCATCCATTCTTTTTCAATGCAATAGTTGTATTCTTTATCGTCGAAATAGATCAGATTCTTTTGAATCAAACCATCCTTGAGCTTCACGCTGAGACGGAATGCACAATTCTCGAAACCATAATCTTCTCCGATAGAAACGTCAAAATGTTTATTGTTCTTTTCACCTCGTTCGGCGATGCTTATATAGAGATATTCTCTATTTTCATCTTCATTTGTGAATGTCAGAACGAAGTCAATACACCGTTTCTCAATCTCTTCGGATACTTCGACAACTCCATATTTGTCAAGTGCATTTTTGGTGATGTATTCTTCCAGCCAGATTTTGACAGACATATTCAGAAGACGGAACATCCTCGTGAGATTTTTCTCGACATCTTCCTCAATGGATATTTTGGTTTTCACATTTGCCAGAATTTCTTTATACGGATCAATGTTTATATTGCCGCAGAAGTTTGTTTTCTTCTGCACAGCTGTGACAATCACTTTCCCTGCATTCGTAGCTTCCTCAACCTGCTTCTTCAGCTTCTCTTTTTCAGCGTTAAACTGATTTTTCTTTGTGTCATATGTCCACTGAAGCAACCAGAGATTCCAGATTGCAGAAATCAGATGCGGTTCATCCTCTTCCTCATTGAAGAACTGGGAAGCGTGACGCATTGCAGAATCTTTGAAACTCCATGCAGGAATCCCCTTCTGACAATTTCTCTCCCCATAGATTTCAGCACCTTTCTGGAAATGAACCGCCAGATCTTTCAGCATATCCCAACAGCAATATTTGTAATCATCAATTGGGAACATGTAAGGCTTATCCAATTCTTCCTCGGAATATGAATACAGTGTCAGTTTCACAATCGCTTGAACGATTCTATCATATGCGATATCTTCTATGATAGTGAGTGGATGGCAATATAATGTGGTACACTTAGAAGCCAGTCTCTCAGCAAGGAAATTATTGATGTCGATAAACACCTCTTGAGGGATCAGGTCGAAACGACCCTTTCCCTCTTTGGTATTTCTTGTTGCGCCTTCGCCATATGTCTGCGGGGTCCCTGTCACTTTGATATCTGTATTACTCATAATCATCTTCCTCCTCAATATTCAAGTCAGCGAGTCGTGATTGTGCACCTTCGTCGATAGCTTCGCGATTGCCATCGACGAGTTCGTCCAGTACAATCTTCCACCACAACTCGATGGAATCATACGGTTCTTTTGCCATCAGTAAATACAACAGAACCGCTGGATTTAATACATCCGGTACATCATCATTGTTCTTTGCATGACGAATACCCTTTGCAACTGCAGCCGGGAGATTATAGATGAATCTCGGATTGAACGGAATATCTTTCTCCAGTTCAACTCCTTCTTTTTCGAAGTATGTATCACTGAAATACTTCAACGATTCCATGATTTCTTCAACGTCGTAATCTTTCAGAATCGTTTTGTTTGCGACTTCCAGTTTCTTTTCCAGTTCATCATTTTCACTCCGGAGTTTGTCCAATGTTTCTGTCAGTTGCTGATTGTCCTTCTTTAAAATGTCAATTTCACTTTGAAGTTGTGATACATGACGATTGATCTGTTCCATAGCAAACTGCTGAACTTCATCATCTGTATCAATAACCTCATCCTCATCAATGCTTTCGATTTCGTCTTCTTCAACGTCAACGATTTCTTCAACATCTTCCTCATCAATTGTTTCAATCGCAGGTTCAACTGTCTGAACCTGCGAAGCTGTTGTATTTGTACGAATCAATTTTGTGTAATGCATTCCAGTTTCCTCCTTCAATCACCATTCTGGATATCCCAGAACCTGATTTACATGCTTTTGTACCTCAAATGGATCGGGCATATCCGGATCGATATTCTGTTTCCGATATTCATCCGATACTTCCATTGACTTAACAGGCGTGTCAATTTCAATCGAATTTGCAGAAACATTTTCAAACAGACGGAGTCTTTCTTTCTGAGAAATCTTAGAACGAAGATCTCTATCTGTATATGTCATATTGCATTCCGGATTTGCACATTGATAATGTGTGAATGTATTATCCGTAAACTTCATTTCCTTACATCCACAAACACATGTGAACACATCCATGGATACAGGAAAGATATACGCATAATCTATACAAACCGGTTTGCCCATTAAGATTCCCCAGTTCGCATAATTCACAGAGGTAATTCCGACATCACCTAATAGATATCGAGATCCCCATTTTGTTAGAATTGCGACAATCTGTTGACGATAAGCTATGAATTCGGCATAGGACGAAAAGGCGGGTGCATAAGAGGCCACCAACAGGTGGCCTCCTTTACTGATTTCACGGGATGGAGCAACATCGGGAGCTAACATTGGGGACATGACCCATTCTTGTCGATTATCCGCAACTCCCTCACGGTCTAACGCGATCTTTATTACATATCCATCATAACGGATAATGAATCGGTTTGTTCCAGTACCAACATCCATGAATGGGATGTTATAAGATTTCAGCACATTGATACACCGTTCTTTGCGAGCAGAAGGTGTCATACCAATTTGATACGACACCTCTCCCAGACCTTCTCGCACTTCTACCGGAAGTTCAGCCAATCTTGATCGATATCTTGCGATCATTGGCATTCACCTCCTTGATTAAACATTCTGGAAATTCGTTCTCGCAATCTGTTCCCAGTTTGTCTGAGTCTGAGGCTGCACCTGAGACGGATAAGCCATCGAATTCATCTGACCATACTGCGGAACGTTTGAGGGAATCACAGACGGAGCTGCTCCCCATGATACAGTCGGCTGAGGAATCGGTGTCATCAGCTCTGTATTACCCCAGACACCATGCTTCTTATCGAAGCTCGGGTGTAATGTATACAGAGCTGAATAATTCGGATTCATGCTCGGAATATAAGCCTGCTCCTGAATTACCGGCATCGGCTGCTGATATGCAATCTGCGGAACCTGAGATGTCGGCTGAACACCCCATGCAGACTGTTGCGGCTGCGGCGGCATCATCGGCTGAACAGGGGGCTGATTTCTTCTAGAGTCCTCAACCAACTGATTGAATCCGAAACTCTGCTGTGGCTGCATCATCATGGGTGCAGGCATCTGCGGAGTCTGCGGTGCATCATAACGACGGGAGTCAGGCTGCTGACCAAAGAATGTGGTCGGCTGCTGCTGATATCCCGGCATTACCTGTTGACCATTGTAATAGAATGTCGGCTGCTGCTGTTGTGCAATCTGACCATAATTGCACGTGTGCTGGATGAAACCAGGACCGCTGTTGACCGGGTAATCCGGATCCGGATTTGTGTTGAAAATGCTCATGTGCTTTTCCTCCTTTATTTTAATGGAACATGGCTCCGATCAATTGGGATAATACCATGATATCAGAGAAGTGGTTCTGATCTCGTCCATTATAACGAGTCCAATCCCACATGGTTCTGACCAACACGAAATCATCATTGATACGGATCACATGGCCCATTTTATACGGGGTACTCTTCGGCTCCATCTGGAAACGCTTATAATTCTCGGGGATGGTGACGCGTGCCATACGCCATTCCAATTCACCCTGTCTGCATTTTCCGGATACATTGATCTCCATAATATCCTGGGAAATAATTCCGAAGTTGTTTGTCAATGTATCAACCACATTTGTCATCTGTGTCAGCTGTCTTGTCAACATAGACTGCGGAACAGGGAATGTGATCAACCAGAACCCATCAGGAGATTCAGTCGGATGTGTCTCACGAAGAATACATCCGGTTTCCCGCAGTAATCCGAGATTCGATTCAATCATGCGGAACCGTGCCTGTTGCGTTCCCGCGATGTTTGTGTTCAAATCCCGCATCAGCAGTTTGAATCCAACCATGGATTCTACCTGGAGAATGTTCGGCTGAATCTTATGAATTAATTCATTCGAATAGTCAACAATCTCACCAGGCGCAAGGATGCGATTTTGATAGTTTACTATCATCTTGGTATACCTCCTATCAGAATATAGACGATCCAGATAACATATCGTATCCCTTTCGTCGGAATAATAATGTATATGTCTAATAAAATTAAATATTTGCCATATAATTCAATTGATGTTTTCCTGAATAAACCGGGATAGATATAGAACAATTCTCCATGATATCTTGACGAAGTGCGAATGATTCCACCGCAATGAATGGGTGTCTAATTGCAGTGATTCTAACATCTGTTGAATTATCCAGATCACGCTGCTTAACAGCCTTGATGACAAGCATTTTATTTTCACCATCATTTTCGATATTCATCAAAGCCAACCAGTCAGCAACTTCTACCACTTCCCAGGCAGTTCCTACATTGGCTCTACCCAATGCATCAGCAGTCTTTCCGTATCCACCGGACTGAACAATCTGATCAACAGTTTGTGCGGCGGCTCTGTTTAGCTGATGACCAGATACAATCGGAATATCGAATTGAGAAGCAATCGTTTTCAATTCATTCATGATTGCATGTAATTCAGATTTCTCAGAAGACATGACCGCTGCATCTGTACGAGCGGAACGAATTCGTTTGATATAATCAAGATACAAAGCAACGACGACATGTTTATCATCGTTGAATCCACGGATGATTTCATACAAATCTGCAGTGGACTTTTCTCTGTATCCATAATATAGAATCACAGAACGGAATCCTTTCTGTGTTAATTCCTGATTAATCATCTCAAAGGCTTCATCAACAGAGAACATCGATAAATCAGCCGTTGGGAATAACAGTGACCACAATCTTCGAATGGTTTGTGCCATTGTATTTTCCATTGAGATGTACATTGATATTGGCGTCTTTCCATTTGTTGTGTGTTTCAGATGCTCATTGAATTTACAAGTATCCACATGGGATTGTAATAGAATACCACTTTTATAGCATCCAGGTAATGCTGCATAAATATACACGCATCCGGATAGATACCCTGGCGATAGAAGATTGTTTAATGCTCTGATTCCAGTTATGATTGTCTTATCAGCAGAACGTGCATCTTTTGCTTCTGCCATGACATTCCGACATTGATCTGGATTACTGGAATCAAATGATGATGTTACTTGATGGAATGCCGCGGCATTATATGCATTTACAATATCATTTGACATATGATACAATGCATCAACCGTCTGTTGAATATTTGCATCATCATCGTCAATCAGATCCAATGTTCGTAACCACGAATCTTTTACTTTTAGAATATTTGCATACTTGACATAGTCCGATAATACTTTACACAACCTTTGGACTTCTGCCAATGTTGTAATGGTTGGTTTCTTGTTCAACATTTCAACTGTTGAAATGATCTCCTCATCCTCACCCTCATTCTTCATTGTTTCTATGATCAAAGAAACAGATCGTATATTCTGTTCCATATAGTGCACGAGTCTTTCACATGTCATATAGAATGTACCCTTTGTTGGATATGTTGTGATGACTCGTGCAAACAATACCATGATTTTTGGACTTTTCCAATCATCATTATCGGATGATAAAATGGACGCAATGTTTTTCCATATATTCGATTTCAAGGTTTTCAAAGATAATCACCTCAAATTTTCAATCTTGTATATTTCAGTTCAGCCAATTTGAAAAGTAGAGAATGGGGGCAAAAGCCCCCATCCACTTAATTCTCACCCAATGGCATCAACTTGCCTGTATCATCAACAGGTTTCAGTATATTCGCATCAAAGATCATTGCACGTGAAGTCAGAAGATATTTCACAATCGCAATACCTGCGGCGATAACTTCCAAATCATATTGCGCAGAAGTAGGAAGTTCATCGATTGATGCATATCGTTCTCTGATGATATCAAATGAATTATAACTTGATCCATTATCATCATACAATTCATTTGCGATTGCTTCCGCTTTATCTTTCTGCAGATCGCCATGCTTTGAATGCCAGATGTCATAGAATAATCCTTTGATAGATTCCATGATATCTTTTCCAACAGTCTCAACCTGGGGATCATCAGATTGCTCGATATAATGTTTGATGCGAGTGTATCCGTAGACAAGCATATTCGGAACAGTTCCATATTCGATTGCAGATTTCACGATCGACAGACAGTCATCAATTTTATCCACAAGCATCTTCAGTTCCAGAGGAGAGGATGCTTTTACAGTAATCATTGTATCCTGTGCGGTGTTACTCAATGCTTGAATGCGTTCTTTATACAACTGATGCTTGATCATAGACTTCGAAAGGTCGGCATCCATCTCAAGCTTCAGTGCTTCAATGTATCTTTTAGGAACCTCCTCCATTTCAAAACACATGCAATTTCCTTTATAAACTTGAACAGGAATGAATGGAAGCTTCTCATGTTCAACAGCCTGAGCATGAAGACCAATCGGTTCTGTCTTCAATACTGCACACAGATCAGAGATTTCATCTCGCAGATAATCTCCCTTGATTTCTGCCATGATAATTTTCGGAGCAGCATGGACAAATCCCATGTCACGAAGATACTTTGTGTATTCATGATCCATGAAACTCCTGTTGAATCCGCGGGCAATAACCAATGTCTCTGTGACTTTGTCGAAATTCTGCATGAAGAAATTCCAGTCAGAAGCAGAGAATGCGTGATCATAAATTGCAACACGGACTTTTCTCGGATCTTCGAATGTCAATCCAAATTCTGTATCCATGTTTACGCGGATACGATAATCCCCGGGAAGATAATCTACTTCGAAAGCTGTTCCTGTTTCCTCATCCTGATCAATCTTGGGTTCAACCACGACATTTCTGACATGGGTGACGACATTGCTATTTTCAGCAGTTTCCGGTTGAAGCGCTTCAACCAATACGTCAACCAAACGTTCGTCGTAGTTTCCTGCCATGCTGATCAGACCATATAATGATTCAGTTGTTAACCAATGAACCATGTGATCATTTCGGTTCTCGATAACAGTATCATGTTTCTGAAGCATGTTTTCGAATTCACTCAGAACAGAGAGGATGTTTCGTTTATCATCAGGGGTTGTTGTATTCTTTTCAATAGAACGGAACATCTTTTCTCCGAGAAGAATACAAGATGTTGTACCATCACCGACATGTTTGTTGACACGATCTATGATTTCTTTGATCATCAGATACACTTTTCTTTTGTACATATGAGAGAAACCAACTGCGTTGAATACATTGTATCCATCCTTTGTCGTAGTGGTTTCATTATCACATGCAATAGTAACAAGTGAACCATATGGTCCATAGGTATTCCGAAGAATATCAGAAATACACTTGAAGGTTTCATTCGTAAGCCGTTTGAAATCTTCTTCCGGAATCACGTTCACATTGTTATCATGTGCATACTGTGTGAAATCATAATGCTTATCGAGACCGATATCGTTAAACATAACAATCACTCCTTTATTTTTTCTGCTTTTAATTTATGAATAGAATATCTATCAAAAGATACAATCGCGTCCATTTCTCGTGAAATGACTTTTTCATGTATCTGATAATCTTTGATAATATCGACACCTGCTAAAATGAGCATGAAGTCTCTCGAGACTACCATGCGTAAATGCATCAATGCCGATTGAATATATGTGTACATGTTGTAGATGTTATCAATTGACTGATTGACTTGATGATATATTTTCATCATCGTTTCTTCAAAGTCTTCAGGCAAATCTTCTTCAGGCATCGTTTCTTTCATCTTATTCAAATTCATGAATTTCCGATAAAGTGTATTCAACTCTCTACCGTATTCTTCCAACTGTACTCCAATCTTATTCATCAGAGCAGTCGACTCCGATACCATTGCAATCATATATCCATGGAAAAAAATATTTTCTTTGTAAAGGGTACAACACGAGGTGATATCTTGAATGGATCGTAGTATGAAGGTACATGTCTGATATCTACAATCATGATCTACTTTTGCATTTTGAAGAAATGCGTCAAGTTTGTGAATACCATCCATCAATCCAGAAACTATCGTTTTGAATTCGCGTGCGGATTTCTTCAATTTTCGTCTCTTTCCAAACATAATATCCCTCCAAAAAAAAAATTAATAATGAGCAAAG